CCCTTGACGAAACGGCCCGTGGGATTGATGAACAGGCTGTAAGTGACCACGTCCATATCAGGCCGATAGGTCAGCAGTTCGTCGAGGACAGGCTTGATGACGTGTTTCTGCAGGGGTTCGATCAGATCCTCCGGGGCAACACATTCCTCATGCTGGGTAGAGATGACGACGGTGTCAACCCGTACCGGGTTGCCCCCCTCGTCATACTCCACCGTTACCTGTGTCTTGCCATCGGGGAGGATGTGACGGATTGTGCCATCCTTTCTCTTCTTCATCAGCAGGTATGCCATCTTATTCGCCAGCGTGATAGGCAGGGGCATCAGATCCGGTGTCTCGTTACAGGCGTAGCCGAACATCATTCCCTGATCCCCCGCTCCGCCGACTCCGTCGTTGGTTCCCATTGCGATGTCGGGGCTCTGCTCGTCGATGGCTACCATCACCGCGCAGGTGTTGCCGTCAAATCCCGCCTTGGGGCTGTCATAGCCGATGTCCTTCAGGACGCCGCGGGCGATACCGGCAAAGTCGATGTAGTGCTCCGTGCTGATCTCACCCATGACCAGCACCATGCCGGTTGTGCAGCAGGTCTCGCAGGCCACACGGCCATTCGGGTCATGCTTCATGACCTCGTCGAGCACTGCGTCAGAGATGCGGTCGCAAACTTTATCGGGATGGCCTTCCGTGACCGATTCCGAAGTGAAGAGTATCTTGCTCATGCGTTGAACCTCCTTGTTGTCTTTCCGTTTCGTCTGGATTTCTTGTCCCCCTCGGACTCTCCAGATTTTCTATGCTACACGATAATACAGGTTGATGGTGAACTTCAATCCCGTTTGCTCTCCATCAATTCTTGTTACTCTCTTTTTGTCTCTTTTCCTGTCTTTTACTCCCCGATACAGGTATTCAAATGCGCTGGCGGTGAACGGTTTCGCCGTGGAAGCAGCACCCGCAGTAAACCCAGACGCCATCCTTGAAGGCGAACGTCATAAACGTCGGGCGCCAACGGCCATTCTCGTCTACCATGTGGTCGTATGCCTCGCCCACCTGCAGATACCCGCTCGACATGGATGCGGGCGGGACGCAGTCGCGGAAGTCATTGACGATCTGCTCGTCCACGGTGTCTCCGGGCTGTGCCGCTTTGTAGAAGTCCCCGGCCGCCGCCCAAACCTCCCGAGTGATGTGTTTGCTCATGCCTTATCCTCCTTGATGTAGTTTTCATTGAGCCAGTCGATCCATCCAGAAATACCTCCGCAGGCGTCCAGCACGTCGTCCGCGTCATCCACGACGCTCGACCCGTGCCAATGTCCCTCTGGGTCTTTCACAAATGCCTCGATCCAGCTATTGTTCTCAAAGGCCACCTTATTCTCGGCCTCTTCGTCTGCGTTGAGGGCGTCCCACAGCTCCGCGTCGCTCTTGAAGGTAGTCCTCAGAGTGTCAGATGCCGCCATGTTCATCGCGCCGGTGTTCTGCTTGTTCTTATACAGGAAATCGTGGCCGTTCATGAAGCCGACGATCTCGACGTCTCCATGTACCTCGATGGACACCTCGTAGCCCTTGTATCTCAGGCCGCCGATATGGCCGCCGTACCACACGCAATCGAGGTGGTCATCGTCAATGAAAATGCTCTCCTCGGTCAGAAGCTCCGCGCCGAACGCCTTCGCGTCGGCCTGCATCTTGCGGTATCGCCGCTCGATCTTCGTTCTGCTCATGCCTGCTTCTCCTTTGCAAAAATATAGGCGCTCACCATTTCAGCCGTAACGTCCAAATCCATGTTACGGAGCCACACATCCGACATGAGGTGCAGCGTTTTGAACTCTTCTGCGTCGATACGCAGGCGTTCATCTACCATCGCAGGGGCGTCGCCTCTGGAAATCATGCGCTCCCTTCTCACTTCTTCGGGCGCCCATATCCCGATCACCGCAATACCCTTGCTTCCCGCATAGTGGTTTTTCATGTATTCGATGCCAGCGGGGTCAATGACGTACAGAAGGCTGCTGTCAATCTCCGACTGTGGCACCCCGTAGCGGTAGCCGTTGTAGAGCGTAAACGCGCACATCGGGCCAGCAGCATCAAACTCCTCCGGTGTCACGAAGATGTGACCCGGCTCTCCAGTGTATCGAGGCGGGCGTTCGGTGTACGACCACACCTCTTTGAAGCCGTACAACTCCGTTATTTTGCGGGCAACGCTGGATTTGCCTGAGCCAGACGGGCCGGCCAGCAGGTAGATATACTTTGACTGGTTCATTCCGGGTCTCCTCCTATATGCCCATGTCGAATACTTCGTAATCCTCTATCTCCTCGATGTCGTACCCGTCCTCTCGGAGTGAAGTAAGCACAAAGTCAAAGTATTCATCTTCACTGTGCCTCCACTTCATCTCTGCGTTCCCGAGGCTCTGCGCGAACCTGTGGCCGTCGTAGTTTCTGACGCGATACAAAGCCGTGTCGAACACGCCGTCATCATCGCTGAAAAGCAGAATGATTTTCCCACCAGCCGCGTCTTTGCCCTCGCAGCCCTCGTACTCGGCTTCGCAAGGCCAGATTTCAGACCCGAACCCTCTGTCCTGCTCCCACCTCTCGAACAGTTCCGTGACCGGGGTTGAAATCTGGTCGCTGTCCTCGGGGTCGTCGTACTGAAGGCTTTGCAGCTCCTCCATCAGCTCACGCAGAGAATGCCCGTGGTCGATCATCCACTGCAGTTGGAACGTCTCGTAGTCGCTCATGCTTCAGCCTCTCCTTTCTTCGGCCAGCTCGGGCCGCAGTTGAAAACGAGGTACAGGTGCTCACCGTAGTCCTCGATCCTGTCGCCAGACTCTTCGAGTCCATGCAGATACGCCGTGTTCACCACGTCAACTGCGAGCCGCAGCTTTCTTGTGACGATGTGGAAATCGTACCCGACCAGAACGATTACCTGATGAATGTCATCAAGGAACCCGTTCAGGTCAAACTCCACGCTGGTCACACCGTCGATGCTCAGCAGGTCGCGTTCAAGTGATGCGCACTTCTCGGTGATGCCGTACCGTTCGGCGATCCGTGTAGTCTCGTCGTTCATCGAACCGCCCCTTTCACGTAGTACCGGCCAGCCTCCGCGACCGTGGTATCGTCGAAGCAGTCGGTCATCGCACTACTGACCTTGCGGATCATCTCCGGGTCAAGGCCGGCACGTTCCATTGCCATGATGGCGTAACCCTTGCAGGCGTCGTTGTTCCACGGCCCCTCAATCATCTGGGCCAGTATGCCGACTCTACCGGCCGCATAGCCCTCCGCTCGGATGCGCTCCACCGTTCTATCAGGCAGGGTGATGCGCATGGATTTGCAGTCGAAGTCCTCGTCGTCCGGGCTGCAGTCGAGCAAGCCAGCGAGTCTCTCTTCGATTGCGGCGTCATCCGCATCTTCCTCGATGTCCGTCGCCTCGAAGGCGTGGTAGGTTTCATAGGTATCGTGGCTTCTCTCGAAGCCGTAGTGCAGTTCAATTTCGTATGCCATATTCACTCCTCCTTGCCGTACTGCTTGAATGTGCTCAGATCGTATGCCCCGGCCACGCCGTTACACTCGATCTCTCGGTCGATGAAGTCCTGATCTGTCAGGCTGATGGTTCCGTCGTTACTCAGGTCAGCCGCCTTTTCCTCAGCCCCTTCGTGGCTGTCAGCCCAGATAATCACGCTTCTGGACAGCGTTTCTCGGACTGTCACGCTGTACGGGCGCAGACCGTCCGCTGGCGCGTCCGCGGACTCCGTCCATCCGTTCGCAGCGTCTACGAACTTGGCCGTCAACTCCTCAGCCGTCACATGAAGCGTCGGTCGGTCTGCAGTAGGCTCAACACCTACCCATTCAAACCACGGATGGTCTGCCTCGGTGACGCTGCCAAAACGGTCATCAGGCAAACCAACCTGCGACGGGATGAAGTAAACGCCTTCATCAAGGCTGTCCTCGATGGCCTTTTCCTGTTCCTCGCTCATGCTGCCGGCAATCACAACTTCGTGACGCATCTTGTAGTTGTCGGCGTCGCGGTACAGGTAACTGATCTTGGTGTTGACACGCGCCAGCCAACCAAGCGTGTCGTTCATCGCTTCATCAAGCGACGCATACGGGTTTCGGACGTTGGCATTTTCATTGAAGCCGTTGACCACGTGCAACATGGCCTCCTCAATGCTCCGATAGCGCCTGCAGATGGTTTCCGCCGTTCCCTTGTGGTGCCCAGCAACCCCGAATGTGAACGGCTGGTAGCTGTCGTCCTCCTTGTGAATGCCGAGGCTCCAGTGCTTGTACTCGAACAGTTCGTTGTGCCCTGCCTCCCAGCCGCCAGCCTCCTTGAGCCACTGCAGTATCAGTTCTTTTGTCAGGCGTCTGCTCATGCTTCTTCCTCCTCGTCTAAATTGTAGTGATGGATAACGGTCGGCTCGTCATGCCCAATGTCATATACGGTTGCCCACAAGCCCCTTCCAAATCGTTAGATTTGGTGGGGGTTATTGACCAACAATTTTCGTGACCCATTCCGCCTTGATGAGCGGGATATGCGTTACTGGCAGCTCAAACATCTTACCGTTCGGCTTCAGCAAATCCCGTTTGGCAAGCGGCAAAATCATCGAATCTCCGAAGCCAAAAATAAGGTCGCTGAAACGGTAGAAATCTACTGTGAGTGTTGGAATCTCCTCCGGCACATTCACCACCAGCATTTCTCTGCCGGGGAAATATGCCCCGGACGGCATACCGGCCTTTCGGACAGCTTCGCGAAGCGCATTAAGGTTCTCAAAGGCGTAGCCAAAGATAAGCCCCAGAGCACTTGTCGCGTTGTGCGCGTTAAACGTATCCAATAGATACCGATACGCTTTTGCATTCGGGTCTGCCAGAGGATGCTTCGACCAATCAGGAACGACGTCCTTTCCGCATTTGATTGCGGATACCCTGCTGGCAGGCTGTGCTGTATAAAACCTCATGCCTGCTCTCCTGCGCCAAACAGAAATGTCTCCTGCTGGCGGTAGTAGGCCAGCGCTTCTGAGAAGCGGCTTGCCGTAAACGTCTTCGTCTGCTGGGTGTGCGCCTTCTTGTTCCAGACATTGACGGTCAGCTCGATATACTCCAGCTCGTAGTTGATGTTCAGGTTCATACTGATGTTGAAATCCTGCTCGTCCCGAACTTTCAGAATCATGTCTTTCCCCTCCTCAATACTTACACTTGATGCCGAAGTCATTCTCGATACAACTCTGAATGAGCTGGCCCATTCGCCACACCTGATCTGTGACCAGCGTAAACCCGCTTGCTCCCCAGTGCCACGAGAAGCTCTTGCCGTTCTTTCGGAACAACGTGCAGGTCACATCTCTTCCTTTCGTCAGGCGCATCATCACTTCATCTCCATTGAAGCAGCCGAGCGAGATCAGGTTCATTTCCTGCCCGTCTTTCACCTTCAGTACCACGCAGGCATCGTTGTTTGACAGCAGTTCCACCATGTCCTTCAGTTTCATTTCGCATTCCTCCTTATCTCTTATGTACGGCATAGACCGTCATCCCTGCGCTGTTCTTCACAACGTGATCCTCGAACTCCTGCTCCGACATCGGTTCAAGATAGAAGCGAACCGTATCCAGATTCCCGTCGCTGTCGTATTCCTTCACTCCGTACAGGACGTGGTCTGCACCGGTCTCTTTCAGAATCTTGTTGGCTTCAGCCTCAAACTTCTGAAGCTCCCGCCCGACATCTCGGAGCGGCATCTGCCCGAACGCTACCAGTCCGTTCTCCGTCCAATGTCTCCACCGAACCCAGCCGCCATTTTTCATACCTCATATCTCCTTCCGCTCAGGACATCGACCACCGTAATTCCGGTGCCGAAAGCCGATCTCATTTCGTGCATCTCTTCGCCGCTGGGCTGCCGACTGGCGTAACCTTTCAGAGCCTCCCGCACCTCTGCTTCGTAGGTGGCGCGAGTGGCGGACACGTTCACGCAGTCAGGAGCGACCAGCTCAACCTTTTCGAGCATATCGTCAGCCAGCGCACGGCCAATGCTGTTGCGGGCAACGCCGTCGGCGTCAATGGTAATCTTGCACGAGTCCAAGTCGGACTTCACGCGCTCAAGTTCCTTCTGGGCTTCATTCTGCCAAAACTGGCCGAGCTTTCCGCTGAGTTCCATCTGAAATCTGGTCATCGTTATTTCCTCCTACTGGTTATCTTGGATTATTCATCTGGTTATCTTATGAGTATATTATACTGCATTACCTACCTAAGTCAATAGATTTACGTTAATTGTTTCATATTATTTCTATAATTATAAATCATTCCGTTAATACTCTGCGCAGGCAGAAAAAGAGCAGGCCGCGAAGCCTGCTCTCGGTTTCCTATTCAGTTTCGTCGTAGTCGTCGGGGTTCCACATCAGGCCGTTATCTTCGATGTACTGGGCCACGCTCAATAAAGCTCTGCCGTGGAGTTTGAACACCCGCTTGCGGTACATATCCTCCCGCTCCAGCAGATCCTCCTCGTCCCCGTACAGCAGATCCACCACATCGCCCCAGCTTGCCCCGTCGAGGTATCGGCTTCGGATGACAGCCCGCTCGTCGGAGCGTTTCAGCCGACGGATGATTTTCTCGAAGAACATCCTCTCCCGCCGTCTGTGTTCCAGCGTCGCCCGGATGTCTTCCTCAAGGTCGAACTTCTGCTGCATCAAGTCTGAGATGCGGTCGTTGGATGGGCTCGGCGATTTTGGCATATCCGTGAGGGCTTGGGCTCCCACGCCTACCAGCTTCGTCTCCAACCGCTCCAGCCTCTCGGACTGATTTTCGATTTCACGCCTCAGATCACGGAGGTCTATCAGCCGTTGCTTGACGGCCTCGACGTCGTAGTGTTTTTCCTCGTTCATAGAGTTCGGAAGCCCCGTTCACCTCACTTTCGCTCCGGCCCCGCGAGGCTCACGCCTGCTTGACCCACTCATACCTCTTCTCGAAGGGCTCAAAGTCCTTCTCTCCGAGGATGCCCTTCAAGTTCATGTCCATCTTGATCTGCCAATAGTCCTGCTCGTCACCCTTCTCCAGAGCGCCGTGGTACTTGTCGAAGACCTTGCCCCACGCCTCCACCACGCGGCGGATGCGCTTTTCGCCAAAGACATCCTTCCCCATGACGGCCGGGTCGTTCAAGGTGAGAATGAGCGTATCGGTCATAAACTGGATGTACGTCTCTTTCTCAGCCTGTCGGTAGACGTTGACTGTGTTCCTCTGCCGTTGCAGGTATCCGTTCTTTCCCATGACTATCCCTCCTTATGACGATGCTTTGAAGTTGTAGATGGGCTTGATAATCTCCAGCACGTCGCAGGTCGGGCCGATGCAGCCCATGATCTCCTTCATGTCCTTGTAGGCGAACGGCGCCTCGTCTATGGTGTCGTAGCTGATGCAGGAGCTATGCACGTTCCGCATCGTCTCTCGGTAGGCTCCGAGGGAAATTGACTCGCGGGCCTTGCTGCGGGACATCAGGCGGCCAGCTCCATGCGGCGCCGACTGGTTCCAATCGTCGTTGCCCTTGCCGACACAGACCAGAGAACCGTCGCGCATATTCATCGGAATAATCAGGCGCTCGCCCTTCTTGGCAGACACGGCGCCTTTCCGCAGGATCATGCTCTCGTGGTCAATGTAGTTGTGCACGGTCGTAAACTGCTCCTGCGGGACGATGTGCATAGCTTTCAGGATGGCCTTTGCGATGGCCTGACGGTTGGCCTCCGCGTAACGCTGGATGATTTCCATGTCGCTCAGGTAGTCATCCATCAGCTCGCCGGTCAGGTACGCGAGGTCGGGTACTCCGAAGTCGCTGTGCTGCTTTCTCAGTTCTTCCAGCGCACCGGCGATTTCCTTCTGTCGGCCAGCAGCCTTGTACTCGGCGACGACACGGCTGATTTCCTCGCTGGTGGGCTTCGTCATGGCCTCCATCGCTCTGTGCTGATGCCAGTTCGCCACCTCAAGGCCGAGCTTTCGGCTGCCGGTGTGGATCACCAGCCAGAGGCCGCCGCTCTTATCCTTGTCAACCTCGATGAAGTGATTGCCACCGCCGAGCGTCCCGATGCTGAGGAGCGCACGGCTGTTGTCGATGCCGACGCATTTCAGGCCGCTCAGGTCGAACCACTCCTTCGGGTAGTTGTGGGTGCAGAACCCGGCCGGCACATTCCAGCGGATGGCTTTATCCAGCTCGTCAAGGTCGAGCCTCACCCGCCCCAGCTTGACGGCCAGCATACCGCAGCCGATGTCCACGCCCACGAGGTTCGGGCAGACGCGGTCGTGAATGGTCATCGTCGTTCCGATAGTACACCCAGCGCCGGCGTGAACGTCGGGCATGATCCGCACCTTGGAGCCGTCACTCACGGGATGGTGGGACAGCTTCTCGATCTGCTCCGTCGCTTCCTGCTCGATGGTCTTCGCAAAAATCTTCACATCATTGGTCATCGTCTTTTCCTTTCACTCGCTCCACGGAAACTCTGTGATAATGTCGTCCCCCCAAATGGTCTTCATGCTGTCCTTCATGAAGACCGGCTTGCCGAGCGCCTTGGCCTGCTCGACCACGCCCTCGATCCACTCGCGCTTCGGGACGACCTTATCCTTGCGGTTGCCCGTCTCCGCGCCGAGGATGAACCAGTCCATCGACTCCATAATGTCCTTCTTGGGATTGCCCAGAGGCCCCAAAATCGGCTCGATGCTGGCGAAGGTGTGGTGTTCGTCCGACCGGAACATCGGCACATCGCGCTCGGTCGTCGTTGAGCCGTACCAGAACTCGTCGCCGGCAGGCAGCAGGCCCGCCTCGTACAGTCGGATGTAACGCGCTGGGTTTTTGGTGAGGAACAGGTATCTGTGCCCTGATGCAGCCTTGCAGGCGTCGAACACCTTCTTGATCCACTCGTCAGGCACCCAATCCCCGAACAGGTCAGCCATCGAACAGACGAAAATCGTCTTGCCGAACCCCTTCGTCAGCGGGTCATTGAGGCGGTACTCATGGAACGTAGGCGTGAAGCCGAAGGGGTACGCCGCATTTCGGACGACGCCGTCCTTGCTGGTAACAGTCAGCCGTTCCTTCAGGTACACCACATTCTCGTCGGTCTCTCCGCCGGCCGCACAGTCGCAGCCTTTGAAGCGATTCGCCGTCGATCTGGCGTAACAGTACGGGCACGGATGGTAGCAGCCCGTGACTGGCGACCACGTCGAATCGCTCCATTCTATTTTCGTCTTTATCAACGTAACCCCTCCTCTATCTACCGGCCGCAGCTCGATGCCAATGAGAGATACGGGAACCTTAGACCAGTCGCACTCGGACTCGCAGATTTCCCACGTCTTGCTCTGGGAGATGCCCTTGACCTTGGGCGTCTGATGCTGGACGCCACCGGCGATGGACACCCCTTCCATCATCTCGGCTTCGGCCATAGCGTACTCTGCGCCAACAGCGTCACCGTTAGCCTCGGCTTCGGCAGCTTCATTCAGGTGGCGGTCGATCTCGGCCTGAGCCAGTCGGCGCATGGCCTCCTCCTGCTCACGGCGCTTGCGCTCCTGCTCCGCGCTGTACTCGTTCACCTTGGTCTTGACGATCTTCTCCGCCTTTTCCAGAGGCTCAATCATTTCCTTTCTGTGGGTCAGAACCTCGTCGTAGCTCTTCTTGGCGGACACGCGGAGAGGCTCCCAATAGTCCTTGACCTGCTTCTGAGCCTGCTTGATCTGCTTCAGGAACAGGCCAGCGTCCTCGAAATCCGCTCCAGAGGCGACGACGACCGCTTCGGCCCGCTGCTCAATCAAGCTGACTTCGTTGCCGAGCTTGCTCTCTTCAGCGTTCATCACGGTCACGTTCTCTTCTGCGGTGTCAAGGACAAGGGCATTGCTTCCGATGGTCTTTGCGTCGTTCATACTGACACTCCTTTTCATTTATTTGTAAGACTGTTCATAGTCGTACAGACATTTCAGCGCCCCGACTACGCGGCACCTGGCGGGGTCTTTGGCCGGGAACTCGCGGAACGCCCATTTCCCGTCCTTTTTCAGATGCAGGATGTGCTTTCTTTGCGGTGTGATGCCGTGGGAAATAAGTGCCTGCGTGTAGGCTTCAAGCTGGACACCGCAGGCCATTTCCAGCAGCGTGTACGTCGTCTTGAAGTCGATAAGCTCCAGCAGGCCGCCAATCTCGCAGAGCAGGTCAATCGTCCCGCCGTAGCGCATCAGCTTATGGTAGATGCGCACCTCAGAGCCGAAGACCCGCGGTTTATACTGCTTCCACCACTCCATGAAGCCGTTGAAGTAGCCGCGATGCTCCGACGGAATATCGTCGATGCCGAACTTGATCCAGTTCTCGATGCTGTTATGCACCGCAGATCCTTTGATGGCGGCGTTCTCAAGCGTTCTCTTGCTGATACCGCCGTAGCACTGGTCTTTCAGCGGCTCCATCAGCTTCGACACGCTCGGGATGATGTCGCCGTTCAGCCGGTAGATGTGGCTGGTCTCGTCGAACGTCAGCTCTGGCAGTTCAGGAACCTCAACCGTCATATCCATCTGGAATGTCCTCCTCGCTCGCGGTTCTCCATTCTCCTCCCAGCTTCGGTATCAGGACGCAGAGCGGCAGGTCTTCCAAGCAGTCCTCGCACCACGCCTCACCGTCGATGATGCCGTACTCGTCGCCGGGAATAATCGGCTCTCCGCAGGAGCAGCAGTGCGTCACCGGCGTCGGGTCTGGCGCGTTTGGGCAGCCGCTCAGGCAAGGGCTGTGCATACAGATGTCGCACATAAGTTTCTCCTCCCAATCGCATTGATTCTCTCGCGCATCACATAATCTTCCAGCTCGTTTCTGAACAGCAGAGGCACATACTCCTCGTCCTTGCCGTTCAGGTCTGCCTTGCGGACGGTGTGCTGCATGATGGCGACCATGTCATCCACATCGAACCAGAAGCCGGTCTCGTTCTGGACGTCCACGATGATGTTTCTCAGCTCCTCGGTGTTCAGCTTCGCCGTGTCGATCATGCCAGCACCTCCGCCCATGCGTCCGCGTATTCCATCACCGTGCGGCTGTACGACGTGGTCGTGTAGCCTTTGCTGAAGACGTGCTCCTGAGCGCCGCCCTCGCCGTAGTTGTAACAAATCAAGGCTTTGTGCCAGTCCCCGTACTTCCCATACAGGTCGCTCAGGATGAACACACCAGAGCGGATATTCTGGTACGGGTCGGTCAGATCCGTGACCCCGATTTTCTCAGACAGCCATTCGGAATTGATGCTGTTGATCTGCATATAGCCGTAGCAGCTTCCGTTTGCGGCTGTGGCCGTGAACGAACTTTCGGCCTGAATGACGCCCAGAGCCACGTTCTGAGGGACGCCGTATTCTTCGCAGACCGCAATCAGATGGCACTGCAGGTCGAAGTCCAGCGGGATCTCCTCATGCAGATAGCCTTGCTCCAGCAGAGCGGCCTCGATTTTCTCGTTCTCGTCCTCTTCCTCTACGGGTTCCGGTTCCTGAGCAGGCTCGGCCGTCATCTGGACGGGCTGGTATGTACTGTCGTGCTCTGCAGTCGGTAGAACCGGCTCAGCCTGCAACGCGGGCGGCTGCGGTGTTGGTTCGGGCACCGTTTCGGCTGCCCCCCCTGTCAGGGCTACGATGCTGGCCGTGGTCATCGCCAGCACGACCGCTGTGGTCGCCAGCTTGATTCGCAAGATGCGACGGCGTCTTCTTCGCCGTTCCATTCGGGTCATGATGCTTTGTCCTCCTTCGTTTTCTCAGGTGTCGCGCAGAACGGGGCCAGATCCAACGGTTTCATCCGCCGAATAGCCTCCGCAAGCTCCTGTGGGCTTTTGATGCCATACTCTTCCGCGAGTATAGCCATCAGACTACTTTGATCCATGGGCATCACCATCTTCGTTCAGAGCCATCTCTCCGATGGTCTTCAGCTCGCTCACGGTCTTTGCCAGATCATCGAGGTAGGTCAAAACCTCTTGAAGCGCCGGCTTCTCGTCTTCGGTGATTTTCCCGTCAGCCGCAATGTCGAGGAGCGTGTCCTTGACCTCTCCGAGCTGTTCGGTCTTCAAGCTCTTCAGCAGCTTGACCGTCACGCGGTCAATGCCCACCACTTCGTCGGAGAGCGAATGTCTGCATCCAATCGGGCACTCGTTTAGACAGTAGTGGTTCAGCAACCACGGGGCGTTGTACCTGTCAGCCATGAGCACCGCCTTATCGACCGGCATGAACTTTGTGTTCCCCAGCTCTGCATCTGCCAGCGAAGATACCGACATTCCGAGTTGCTCAGCCGCGCTCTCACGGCTACATAGCCTGTCATCATATTCAGCAGCCTTTTTTCTGGCTTGATACCACGGATTTCCCGCCGCTTTCGTAGCGTCACGTCCCATTTTCTCTGAGCCTCCAATCGCCTATAATTACCGTAGTGGCAAGATAAATTATCCAAGTGGCTAATCATCGGGCAAAAAAATATACACCGACGCCGATGATGGCCTCGATTAACCAGTTGGCAACTTGCCGTCGAAGAAAAAGTCGTTCACCTGCGCATTGTTCAGCGTGAGCAGGCTGGCGACCTCCGGGACTTCATCCAAGGTAAACTCTACTTCGCCTCTCTCTTTTCTCCCATAGGAGACTTCCGTGAGGCCGAGCTTCTCTGCCATGTACTTCTGCGTAAATCCAAGCCTTGCGCGGGCTCCCTTGATTTCGAGTGGTTTCATAATGTTCACCCCTTTCTGCCTATCTTTTTTTGAAGATAATTGACCTATGTGATTATTATAATTATCCACGTGGCTAATGTCAATAGTTTTTTGCAGTTTTCTCGCAAAAAATGTTTGCGATTTTACCCAAAGAGCTTTACAATGGCTAATACAAACAATCACGCTGGCAAAGGAGAAGCACATCATGGAACTCGAACTCGATTTTACCGCCTTCAAGAAGAACCTGCGCGACCTGATTGAAAGCAGGGGTCTCTACGCCAAGGACATCGCCGCAGAGATCAACGTCTCGACGCCTACCCTGTCGAGATACCTTCAGGGCGTCCGTGAGCCTGAACTCAAGTACGTTGTTCGGCTTGCCCGCTACTTCGGCGTTTCTGTTGACTGGCTGCTGGGCCTCAGCAACGACCGCTACGAGGCAGTCCCCACAGAAGTCCGCGAGTTTGCCACTCTGTACGCTCTGGCCTCGCCAGATGACCGTACCATCGTCGAAACTGTACTCAAAAAATATCGAGAGGAGAACTAACCATGATCTTCGGCAAAGACTTGGGACGTTCTGCCTTCTTTGCCGAAATCGGCTCGGAGGTTGAACGTCTGGACAGCATCCCCAGCAACTACACGAACCTCGTCTGCATCGGGCAGAGCGTCGATCTCACCGACACCGTAGGACGTGAGTATCGCATCGACCTGTTCATCTCGCCCACCGGCTGTATCGCCGTTCGGCTTCCTCTTCCCCTTGCCGGTGCGTTGCCGACCGACGCCGATCCCAAGCATCTACGCCGCGTTGCCTCCATTGTGCGGGCGTGGAGCGTGGATCAGCTCAACGAGGTCTGTGCCGACCATTTCTACCGCGCCGAAGGACAGGCTGCCGACATCATCGACGTCCTCGTTCGCGCCGGTCTTGCGGGTTTCTCCGACAAAGGCAATGTCAGCAAGGCTCTCGCCGCAACGCTGGCTGATGGCGAATTGCTCTTCGAGGTCATCGACTCAGCCTCCGCACACAAGGTCTTTACCAGCCGTGAACTCATTGACCGCTTCTCTGCAGCAAAAGGCGTTGACCCAGACGACGTGACCGAGTTCATCGGTGCCCTCGAAGTCATGGACGGCTTCAGCGCCGTCTCCATCGGCCGCGAGATCATCGTTCAATATGCTCCGCTCGGCGACGGCCGCCCGTACCAGCTCTTCAAGTTCACCATCGGGCAGCATCGCTCGGATGTGGTGGCCGAGCCCCGTGTCACCCGACACCAGCTCCAGAGCAACGGGCGAGGTCCTGCCGAGGCCGACAGTTTCTTCGAGGCCCTCATTCCCTATGCGGACACAGCCTCAATGCAGCCTGCACCCGACGGCTCCATCAGTGTCTTGCCTCTCAGCATTGACGCCCTGATGGATGGCACGATGGGGCTTGTGGCAGCGGCCAGAGGCTTCGCAAAAGCAGTCTCGCAATAAAAACACATACGGGGCATCGCAGCAGCGGTGCCCCAAAACTATATCTAACGGTTACGTTACGTTTACGGTATAGGTTACGGTTACGGTATGGTTACGGTTATACTCGGAACGTCCGTGGATTTTTGGTCGGACGTTCCTATGGAATATCCCGAAAAAGGAGGACTTCGTATGGCTTCTCGCATCGCCGAGAAACTGGCCGCGAAGAAGGCGGCCATCTATATTCGCGTCTCTACTCATTGGCAGGTGGACAAAGACTCCCTCAAAGTTCAGCGCCGCGAACTTATCGCCTATGTCACGCTGGTGCTGGGCATCACCGACTACGTCGTGTTTGAAGACCCCGGCTACTCGGCTAAGAACACAGACCGCCCAGAATATCAGGCCATGATGGATCGCATCCGCACAGGCGAGTTTACCCACCTTGTCGTCTGGAAGATTGACCGTATCAGCCGCAACCTGATCGACTTCGCCGCCATGCACGACGAGCTGCAGTCCCTCGGCGTCACCTTCGTCTCCAAGAACGAGCAGTTCGACACCTCCTCCGCCATTGGTGAGGCCATGATGCGCATTATCCTGATCTTCGCCGAGCTGGAACGCAAGACCACCGCCGAGCGCGTCACGGCCGTCATGCTCTCCCGCGCCTCAGACGGTCAATGGAATGGTGGCCGTGTCCCCTTCGGCTATTCGTGGTCGAAGGAAACAAAGACATTCTCCATCGTCCCCGAGGAGGCCAAGGCCATCCGCCGCATGGCCGAACTGTACGAGCAGTACCAGTCCTTGCTCTATGTCGCCAAGTATCTCAATGACGCAGGCATCGTCACAAAGACGGGCGGCCAATGGACGCCAACCACGGTGCGCACCATCCTGACAAACCCGTGGTACATCGGCCAGTATGTCTATAACGTCCACTCAGACGGCAAGGGCATCGAGAAGCGCGACTCTGACGAATGGATCACCGTCGAGAACCACCACGAACCCATTCTGAACGAAGATGTATTCTGCCGCATGAAGTTCCTGCTGACTCGGAACAAGCGCGGCGGCGTTCCCTCTCACAAAACATACGTCAGGAAGAACATCCACGTCTTTGCCGGTCTGCTCCGCTGCGGCCAGTGCGGCTCCAACATGACGGCCAACCTCGACCGGCGGCGAGCGAACGGCTTCCGCCCCTCCCAATACGCCTGCGCCAGCCGGCGGCGCAAAGGAACCTCCTGCACCAACAAGTACATCTCCGATACCACGCTCGGCCCGTTCGTCCTGAACTACGTCGCCAACATCATCAGGGCCTCCAAGAACTCCTCTGAGGCCACGACGCCCGAGGTTCTGGAGCGTAAGCTGCTCCGTGGCGAAGCGTTCGAGGACGTGGCCTCCGTCAGCACCGACGCTCTGGGCCAGCTTCTCGATGCGTTCCGTTCTGCCGGTGACGCCGTGGAGTACCGCCCGCAAATCGCCTTCTCCGGTGATGACAACTCCATCCGTGAAATTGACACCCTCCGCGCTCGGCGCCGCAAGCTCGACAACGCCCTCGCCAGATTGAACGCCCTGTACCTCTACGACGACGAAGCCATGCCAGAGAAAGACTTCGTCATGCAGCGCGGCCAGATCACCAAACAGCTCGAAGAAGTCAATGCCCGCATTGAGGAACTGCAGAACCAAGAGTCCAGCGAGGGACTGGGCGACGACTTCATCGGCAAGGCCAGCTACTACATCATGGCGAACAAGCTGATTGAAGACCGCTACATCGACTACGAGAAGTACATCCGAGCCATTGACCCCTCTATCCCGCGCAGCTTCCTCCAACAGATCATCGACCACATCGTTGTAAACGATGGCCGCGTCATCTCCATCACTTTCAAGAACGGATCGACCCACACGTTCACCTACAAGACATGAGAAAAGCCCCGGCCTCATATACTGAGGTCGGGGCCATCTTATGCAGTCTATGCAGTATCACCGCAACATTATGCGTCAAAAAAGTTGTTCAATTTTATAAGCATCCCCTCAAAGCTAACGATGCGTGATGCTTTTCAGTTGTCCATGCGGCTTTTTCTGCTTTTTGCGCCGGTTAAGCCGTTTCCCCTGAAAACCCTTATTTTTCGGGCTTTTCGCCGTTTTCGGCCTTGGAGGGCATCACGTCTCCAATAAACATCGCATCACCGATGCTCACGCGAAGCGTGATTTTCGGATTTTCTGCATAGTAATTCATCGCATTTCCTCCGTATTTTACAGAAACAAGGCGCAGCAGTCAAGACCGCTGCGCCCCACTCTGCAATCTTCCTTGACGTGCCTCCGCAACGGAGGCGTTCTTTATTCCTCTTCTTCCAAGGCCCGCATCAGTTCGTCCATGCTGCGAAAGACTTCGTACCGCTCAGGGTGCTTCGCCATTTCTTCGACTTCCTTCATCGCAGCTATGGTCTCCTCGTTCGGAACCTCGGGCCGTTTCTGGGTATCGCGCTCCATCTCAGCCATGAACCATCGCACGGATGGCCTGCTCTACGGCCTTATTCAGCGTCACGCCCTCGGCCTGAGCAAACACGGACACCTCGCGGTGCAGTTCAGGAGGGATGCGGACATTGAACAGCCCACTATACTCCTTCTGGGGCTGCTTGCCGATCTCTGCGCAGAACTCCAGATAATCGTCAACCGCCTTGTGAAACTCTTCCTCCAAGTCCTTCGCATTCTCGGACTGGAAATCAACCAAATCGCTGATCCCCAAAATCTTGCCGTAGAAAATGCGGTCTTCGGCGGAATACTCAGGCCGCGCCGAATATCCCTTGTATCTCAGCAAATCACTGTTCTTCATATATGACCATGCTCCTTCAAGAATTTTACCACCGAGTCAACGGCCGCTTTTGCCATTTCATCTCCGGGATGCGGTTTGTGCAGCAAGAGCACCGCCTGCGTCTCGGGGTGATAGAACTTCACTCTCGAACCAGAGGTCGCGCCCTTGTTGGACTCCAAGTACCCGAAGTAGGTCATGATCTTTCTCAGGGCAGAGAAGCGGAAGTCGGCCGGTGTAGGTTTCGTACATAGTTTATCCAGCAACGTATCTATTTTTGCCATTCGTTTTTACCTCGCCTCTTCTGTAACTGTTTTTTAGTTACAAGTATATTATAGCATACCTGCTACCTATGTCAATATATTTTTCAAGAAAAAGACCGGAGCATAGTTGCCCCGGTCTCTTCCCTACTCAGTCTTCGGTTTTCAAGGTGCCAACACGCCGCCGAACGTCATTGACGGCGTAGATGGCATCCACCACTCGGCAATCTCCAGCCAGACGGTCGAGGTCATCCGACACCTTCCTGATGGCGTCCCAAAGGGCATAGAAGGCATCCGTCGCCATGTCGGCTCGCGCTCTGTCAGCCGGCGCCACATCCAGCTCCAGATAGGTATTCTCGAAAGCAAACATGATGGCCTCCACCTTTGCGATGTCGAAAATTGCCTCGTTCAGATTTCTGTTCATTTTCTTTACTCCTTCGTGATGTATTGGCACTCGTACACCGGGGTAAAGACTTCATTCATAGCGGCACTGTCGGCTGCTCTCATGGGTGGGGAGTTGTTACGGGCCCTGTGCGAGCGTCGAGAGCAACGTCCGTGCCTCTTTTTGCTTTCCGCTTCTGTATTTACTTTGCAGCGTGAGCCGTCACGAATCGGCCCAGCATTTCTCTCGCGTCCTCCACCCTGCCGGCGGCGCAGACGTCGAAGATGTACGCGCAGTCCTTGGCCGACATGATATGCTCTGGCAGCGTGTCGTCGCGGATCGTGTCGAGGAACAGCTCCTCGCGCTCATGGAGCGTAAGGCCCGTCTCCCAGACTACACGGCACACCTGCTTTGCGAGGTGATCCTCAATGACCGGCTCAGCGTACACGCCGCTCGTGGCAAAGTAGAACGTCAGCATTCCCAGCTTCAGGGCGTCGGTATATCGCTTCTCGCTCTCAAGGATCTCGGCCATCTCTGTCAGCCATTCGACAGCCTGTGCGATCTGGCCGGTGCGGATGCAGTCGTTGTATTGCCGTGCGGCAGCCTCATAGCCGCCGTGCTCGCCTGTTGTCATAGTCATTCCCTCCGTTATCAAAGAGGCCGAAAGCGTTCGCAAAGCCTCTCTATTTGTGATTATACCACCAGAAAATGTGATTGTGAAGTCAGGACACCGTCAGAAATCTCCAGAAACCGTCTGTAACGTGTCCGTTTCGCTTCCGTGGGTGTGTGGGTGGGTATCTGCAAAATCGTCGTACGCGGCCTCTACGCCGTTTTTACGCAGGCCGTCTATGATGGCCTCTTCCGACGGAAAGAAACGGAGAGCTGCCGACTCGTTTCCGTTGATACGCACCGACAGCTCTCCAGTATCAGGCCACGAAAACCGTAGCTCACTTTTCATCAGGGTCGTCCATCACGCACTGCTCCCCGTTGGGAAACATCTGATTTCCGATGCGATTGTACTCCTCGAAAATCTTGTCGAACGCCTCCTGCCATACCTCGTCGTGGTCGTGCTCAATGCCGACCGCCACATGGGCGAGTTCATGCGCAAGGATCTCAACCGCGTCCGCAACCTCAAGGCTCGGCTTAACGAAGACGGCAACAGAACCATCGTCGGCAAAGTCGGTCAGGCCATACACGGGCTTGCCGTCCTCTTCGTCACGGATCTGCGGCTCCCAGTAGATTTCGCACTCCTTGTCGGGGTACAGCTTCTTGAACGCTCCCCAGACCATAGCGAACATATCGTTCTGGAACGGCGCAATCAGCCGGTCTTTCGGATCCATCGGAGAGAGCCGCGTCTCCTCGTACATCCGCAGGCGCTCTCTGGTCTCTGCGAAGGCCCACGCCATCGTGTAGAGCAGGGCAACCACGCCCTCAATCGTATCAATGCCGTCGAACAGCCACTCAGAGGTCGCACACGAAAGCTCCAAATCGTCTTTGAGGCGTACGTTCTCCAAGGTTTCGGGGCTGTACTTCTGCAGAACGTCCCGCGTCACGTTGCTCAGGGTCGCGTCTGAGAAGTCAGGCGCCGGCCCATAGCCGCGGACGTAAACCTCTTCGTCCTTGATGAACACCAAGTTCAGTGCCGCCTCCACATTGTCCTGCGGGTCGTCGGTCACAATGGGCACATACTTTTTCATTTCGCTTCCTCCTTCTCCTGCTCCCAGCGCAGGAACTCAACGCTTCCGATGACCCACTTCAGGGTCTTCCCGCCGTACATTTTCTGCAACTGCTCAAGCACGTTTTCGGGGACGCTGAAGCTGTCGCAGACGCAGACCGCCGGCACCTCGCCTCGGCTGTTGCGTACCAGCACCAGATCATCCTTCTTCAAGTCTCTCTCCTCGGGTACTCCGAAAAGGTAGTGCTGCGCATCGTTCAGGTGATGCACGATGACGATTTTCATTTGAAATCACCTCCTTCGTCGCGGATCAAGCCCTGCATACGGGCCGCAGACAGCAGCTCTCCGAGCACCGCCTGCATCTTCCGAGGCCGCTCCTCTTCGCTGGCACGGTTTGCCTCCGCAGCCCGCCACGCCAGTTGGCTCAGCACCCCTCTCAGGTGGATCATCCGGTCGTGGTCTTCCTTGGCAGAGGCCGCCATTCGCAAAGCCTCCGCCATGTCCTCGTTGTTCCGTCTGGCCGTGTCGTAACGGGTAATGCCCGTCTCCTGATAGTTCTGGAACGCCGTGTCAGCCTTGTGCTGATACCGCTCTGCCAGCTCCATCAATTTCTTTTTGTCCATGTCTTGCTCCTTTCTACACCGCCACCATGTCCAACAGGGCGGCCATTGTCGTGATGGTGTCGCCCACTTTGGCGACGTATTCGGGGAAGTTGCCCCTTGCACCAGCCGCAGCCATCGGCGGGCAAACGGCGTTGCCACAGCGGGCGACCTGTTCGTTCTTCGGGTACGGGTTGCCCATATAATCGCGGTCGATGATGTAATCGGGTGGGAACCCCATCGCATTGTAAAGCTCTCTCGGGGAGAGCATCCGCAGGCCGATGTCTGCGATGAAGTAGAGCGTCCCGCCGATGCTCAGAAGCAGCAGGTCGTCATCGGCCAGCTTATAACCGCAGTAGCGGTTCAGCAGTTCGCGGATCAGCGGCCAGCGATACAGATTCTCGTCCGGGCCAGCCTTGCAAAGCAGCGTGTCGCAGAGGGCGAAGGTTCCTCCGCCGCAAGCCTTTTTCTGGCCCGCGCCTGCCGTTACGGTCTGCATCGGTTCTGCAGGGCTGCTTCCCAAGTTGTCTCCCTTGAACTTCACCACATGGGCCGCGCACACCGCATTGTGGTCGATGGCCGTCACCGTCGGAAGCGGCTCTTCCATCTTCTCGCCGACCACACCGCTGTAATACTTCACAAGATTTGCACAGGTCAGGCCGTAGCGGTTCGAGGCATCCACGGTGGGGATCGGAGCGCCGAGGCCAGAGGCTCGGACGTTTTCTGTCTGCTCGGTATGGTACTGAATGAGCGAGGGCGCCACGATACCGCCCGTATGCTTGGCGGTAATGGTTTTGTATGGGCCACGCACATCAGCGACGTGGCCGCCTCCTGCGTGATTACATTCGGCCAGATATGGGGTTACAAGCATCTGGTTCCCTGCTGTCGTCACGGTATGTACCGGATCACCGGCAGGCGCTCCGACGCTGTTACTGGTGTTCGTGGCCGTGAACGGCACCAGCCCCGGCTTGCAGAGGTTGTGCTTGCCGCTCCCGACCACCGTAGGCAGCGGTTCCTCGATGTCGTGTACCCTTGGAGCCTGTCCCTTTCGTTCTCCATAGCCGGTCGGGACGATGTACGGCTGGCCGCTCTTGATGGTGAACTTATCCACGCCGCGGATGATGCGCCGCATGGTGTTGTCTGCCAGAGGCCGCACTGCCTTCAAACCGTACTGCTCCTTGATTTCTTCCTTGGTGTCGAAGATGGACGGGCAAGGCAGGCTCCAGTCGATGATCTCCGCCGCGCTTCGCCACGGTTTCAGTCGGCCGCTTTTCACGGCTTCGCTGTCCCGTGGAGCGTGGGTCGGTTCAGGCCACACGATGGGCTTGCCGTCACAGCGGGCAATCAGAACGAACCGCTTGCGGCTGGTCGGTGCGCCGTAGTCAGCCGCCACCAGCTCACGCCATTCGACCTCGTAGCCGAGATCCCGAAGCTGGCCGATGAACTTTCTGAACGTCGTGCCTGCCAGCTTCTTTACGGGTTTGCCTTTCCTGACCGGCCCCCATGTCTGGAACTCTTCGACATTTTCGAGGAAAATCACTCGCGGCCGCACCAAAGCGGCCCATCTCAGGGTGATCCACGCAAGGCCACGGATTTTCTTATCAACGAGAGCTGCGCCCTTAGCCTTGCTGAAATGCTTGCAGTCGGGCGAGAACCACGCACCGCCCACGGGACGCCCGCGGCATACGTCACGCGGGTCAACATCCCAAACGGACGCCTGATAATGCTCCGTGTACGGGTGGTTCGTCTTGTGCATCAGGATCGCCGCAGGGTCGTGGTTGATGGCCGCCGCCACCGTAAGGCCGGGGCCGACCTCCATGCCCGTCGATGCACCACCGCCTCCCGCGAAGCTGTCAACGAAGATTTCGTCGTCGATGCCGATTTGTGCGCAATTTCTCATATCTTCCACTCCCCCTCATGCGGCTGAAGGAACCGGAAGGTCGCCGAGAGCTGCAGGTCGTTGTTTTCTTCTTCCTGCCTCTCGTAAACGACAGCGTCGTGTTCCATCACATATTCCGCGATGTTGTGCGCAATCTCCGCTCGGAGCATCTTCTCCATTTCGGCCTCGTGCGTTCTGGTAAAGGCGGGCACGGTCTTCACCGTCCTGACCGTCTGGATGTCGTAATGGAGAACCTGCGCGATGGGCGCATGAAACATCGCCTCAGCGCGTGTCAGGCCGCCGAGCGCATGGATGATTTTTGCTTTCAGCCTGTCAAGCCATTTCATGTGCGGCCTCCTTCATCAGCTTCCCGTTCTGAACTCGGTATGCTTTGTCATCCCAATACTCAGTCGCGCCGACCTTGCGGGTTTCATTACCGTAAAACTTCTTCCACGACGGCAAGCTGTCGTTCACGGCGTCGAAATGCAGGCCCCATCTGGCACAGGCTTCGAGCGCGTTCTCAAGCAGCTCTCCCTCTCGGCACGTCCAGAGAATGAGTCCCGCGCCAGCGATCTGCTCTGCCGCCGCTGCGACGATAATCTCCCAGTTCGGAGCGCCGATGTCCGGGTATGCGTTTGCACAAAGGCAGCCGTCAAAGTCAATGGCTATCGCCTTCGGCAACGTCTGCGCATACTGCTTCCGACGCTCTGCGTCGTCTGCCTGCATCTGCTCCAGCACCTCCTTTGCCAGTTTCGTCGTGCATCCTCTGCCCTCTCTTAATTTCTCCAGCGGGCATTCCCTGCAGTTCAGCTCAGCACAGCACCTCAGCGTCTTCACGATAACCCCTCGTCTCATGCCAGTGCCTCCTCTCTGCCGATCTGCTGGAACTTGTAGACGAAGACCCACGGGTTCGCATACCATCCCAACTCGTCGAGTTGGTCTGCAGAGATGGTGCTGTTCCAGAGATCCCGAAAATCCATGCGCATCGCTCTGTACGGCTGGTTCCGGTCAATGCCTTCAGCCTTCAACCCGCCGCCGTTGATGTCTCCGAGCCTCTCCACGGAAACGTCCACGATTTTCAGGAATGTCCTCGCCGCCTCTTTTGGCATAAAAATCGAGGGGTTCCACTTGGAGTCGGTACTCCACTTAGCGATAAACTGGTCAAACGCCTCTCTGGATTCCGAGTCGGAGCATCCGCCGGGGAACTGGATTTTTCCGAGCGGGCCACCTGCTCGGAACTCGATCTTTGCATTCGCCTCGAAGCGGTGCGCAGACTGGACACGCCATGTCTCTCTGATATAGAGCACGTCGCCGAACCAGAACTTCGGCTTGACGGTCTCTGCCCAGTCGCGGAAGATGCCGCCAGCCCCGTTGTTTCCGCACATCAGGTCAAACGTCCGGTTCTCTTCATCGCAGTCGAGGACGAACCGTGCGCCCTCGGGCTGTGGGAGAACTACGCGCCGCGTCTCAGTTTTTTTGCCGGCCATGATTTTCTGCACCATCTCCGTATTGAACAGGATCGGTTTCAGCTTTGCCACTTGCTATCCCTCCTTCTTGTAAAGCGGGTCATCCTTGCCGAGCACGGGGTAGTCTACCTGCCCGCCTTTTTTGATGACGACCCGATATTTTTTGTTGATCCCCCGCCGCGCCCGGTTTGCCAAGGCGTAAAAGCCGTCGAGGCTGGCGCATCCAAGGGCTTTCCGACACTCGGCCGCGTTGCCTCTGGTCAGCAGTTCGCCGCTGTATCGGTCATAGATTTCGTAATAATTCATCGCTCCACCTTCTCAATGCTGTCCATCGGCACCAACCGCTTCTTGTTCTCGGCGTAGTAAACGATGGCGAACGGCTTCGGGTTGATTGAGCTACATTGAAAGCCGCTTCTTCCGTACGGAGGGTCATTCCACTCACAAAAAAGTTCCGTGCAGAGCCATGTCACGCCGACGAAGACTCCGGTGAACAAAGCCGTTTTCGTGACGAACTTCTCGCAGGACTCGTAATCTTCAATCTCCTCGCCCTCCGTTGCGTCTTTCCTCCACAGTAGCGCCGTTCCCGTGTCTTCGTTGTCGATCTCGAAGTGGTTGCCGCTCGGTCTGATGTAGGCGCTGCATGATACCCAATCTCCAAGCCGTAGCTTCGGCATTTCAGTCGTACTCGTAGTCACCCAACTTCACCTCCATTTCGCAGTCGGGGCATTCGGCGTAGCCCCAGTCATCGCCCCAGCACTCTGGAACATCGAGTTCTTGCCACGGAACTCTGACTTCCCTGCCGCAGTGCGGGCAAGTAAACGTAATTGACACCGGCCTCACGTCGATATGGAAGCCTGTTGCTCCGTTCATGGTTCCATCTCCTTTCTCTATGGCATTTCGGTTTAGCCAAGTGGCAACCAGAGGGCAGAGCAAGGCTCTACATCCTCTGGAGCATCACGCAATGATGAAAGTATTGCCGTCCTCGGCTGGAATCGCTCTATTCGGGTCTTACATCGGCTTTCTGATCTTGACGATGCGGGTAACGACATCTGTGCCACTTTCGCGGAACGCCCCCGGCTCCAGCTTGATCGTCTGAGCATACACGCTGCCGAGGAAGTCTCTGAACTCTACGGACTTCTTATCGCTGCGGAAGAACGTGCTCTCGCACATGATGGCAACCAGAACGCCGCCGGCATCCAGCAAATCGTAGGCGTGACGCACATGGTCGATGTCCTGATGGCGCGTAAAGGGCGGGTTCATCACGACGCGGTTGATAGCGCCGATTTCCTTCTTCGTCACGTCCAGAAAATCGCGGTAGCTCACGCCATAGGGCTTCTCGGACAGATACCGCTTCATGTCGGTGTTCAGCTCGATACAGCACATACCGGCGGGCAAATGCTCCCAAATGACATCCGCCAGTTGGCCGTTGCCGCAGGACGGCTCCAGTACCTCGGATGCGCTGTCGATCTCGGCCATCTCGCACATTCTCTCGGCGACGGCGCGAGGTGTCGGGAAGAACTGATACTCGCGCTTCAGATCTTTCACTTCCTGCGTGAGCAGGACGTTCTCCAGCATCTCCGCCACATTGTCATCCTCAGCGAAGACGTGGGCCTTTGTCTTTCAGTTCCACTTGCCGCCCATGTTCTCCAGAACCTTGTTGACCTCCGTGTAGGTCTTGCGGTCAAGCTGAACGCTCGGCAGGTAAAGCAGATTTCCGTCCGCTCTGCACTCGCCCAGCACGTTCAGCACATTCTCAGGGATCTTTGCCATTTGTTTCATCCTCCTTATTTTTCACCGGCCGCGCTCCGATGAACTCCTCGGCCAGTTGTTGATACTCTTCTGGTGTGATATATCCACGCCGCTTCTGCTGCTTCCAGTAGGCCATGATCTCGTCGTACCGAGTCTTCAGCGAGGCGTATCGTCCATAGGCGCCGTTCAGCTCACGGCAGATCCGCTCCAGCTCAACTCGCTTCTCCGCGAAGTTCTCGGCCAGTTCAAGGCTCGGCGCCCGTCCAAGTCTTGCAGACCCGCAGGCGCAACACATCTTCGGTGTTATGCCCTGCACGGCAAAGGCAGCTCCGCAGTCAAGGCATATCCACTTTTGCTGCCGTCCTCTTGCCATTCAGGCTACCTCCTATCACACAGTTTTTTCCCACCGGCATCCGCGGCAGGCTCCTTCGTGTTCCTGCTTGTACTTACCGCACATATAGCACAGTTCATTGACGGCCGTGCGGTATTCCCGTTCCAGCTTGCGGATCTCGGTAGGCTCCCGGTTGGTGTCTTCGTAGTCGGCCAGCCGGTAGAACACGGCTTCGACCGTCGTGCCGGTCGGCTGAGATACCGTGCCGTCGCTGTTTCGTAGCTGAGTTCTTCGTAACCCCAGCCACCGCCGTCGCTCAATTTCTCCACATCTATCCCGTGCTGTCCAAGCCAAAGCCCTACTTCACGGTCAAGTTTGGCCGCCAAACCCGCGTAGAGTGCAATCTGGTGCATTTTCTTTCGGATGTATTTCGGTACTTTCATCTCACCGCTCCATCAGCGCCCGTTCAGCTTCCTCGTGGGTTAAGAAAATCGTTTTTCCTATGGAACTTTCCACGTATGGGCAGAACGGGGTTGTATCAATGTCCCACCGTTCCTGTATTGCGAGGTATCTCATGTTTCTGACTTTGTGCTCTAAGATTTCTCCGGCGAACACTCTGAATAACGTGTCCCCCATCTTGCACGGACGCGCCACCAGCCGACCGTCCTTGTCGGCTTTGACCAACTGGCGGAACCTGTCCAGTGCCTCACTGGCTTTTTGGTTTCCAATTAAATCCTGAAAAAACACCACAAAAGATTGAAACGCTTCTGGCGTCATGCCCGTGTCTAAATACTGACGCAGCAGCGGGCAGTGCGCCGCCGGGACCGCCGTGCAAAAGCCTCCGACCGCGGTGCAATTCCCGTTATCTGTGTGCCGGTATTTGCATCTCAAGCAATTCACGTCTCCCAATGTTTTGCCTCCCTTCTCAGTAATCGAAACAGGCCATGTAGAAGTGGATTTTCCCGTCCTTGATTTCGTGGGTGCAGCACTTCCACAGGTCGTGGTAGAGGAACCACACGGTTCCCATCTCGTTCAGGTATTCCAGATTGAAGTCCTTCAGGTACTTTCTGAGGACGTCGTTCACGCTCTCGCTGCCCTTCTGCAGTTCCAGAGGAACATTGAACCACGGAACCTCTGCGGTGATGGGGCCACGGGGCTTGCGCTTCTGGAAGTCAGCGCACAGATCATCAAACCTCGCCATCGTCCCCGCCTCCGCAATATTCGTTGTAGATGCGCTTCAGCTCTCGCGCAACGATGCCATCCTCGATGTCCTCCAGCAGATCATCGAGATTCCACCGCGCCAACTCAAGCCGCTGCCTTACCTGCTCTTTGTTGGCGCGGCGGTATTCCGCTGGCAGGTCGGGGGCATTTTTGAGGATGCTCTGGAACAGCTCAATTTCGCCGCAAAGCTCTTCGAGCCGATGGGCCACCCGCGAAACCATGCAGTCGTCATGCACGAGCAGGGTCTTTCCTTTTCCAATCATTCCGCATTCTCCTTTCCTACGAAAATGCCGGCGTACACAGCACCGTCAATCAGGTAATGGTAGAACTGGTGTCCTTCGGGAACCTCGTCAGCCGTCAGCGTTGTTTTCCGCATCACCAGCGGATGGGTGCCGACCATGACAACATACTCGCCATCTGGCACGAGTTGCTTCATCCACTTGCTCGGCTTTTCCGAGCTGTGCGTCGTGTGGTCGAACAGGCTGATAGCCGGTGTTCCCGTAATGGGCAGAGGCGCAAAGAACGTCATCTGTTCCCACGCTCCACTGGCAATCATGCCGTTACTCATACTGCGCACGTCCCTTCTTGGCCTCGGCCATGATTTCCTCGATGTTGTTTCGGAGCAGGAAGCGGTAGTCCTGCATCCGCTCCTCCAAAATCTCGGCCGCCTCTCTGCGAACAGCCTCAGGTGTGATGCTCTCACAGTTGCAATGTACGGCCAGAATCAGATCCTTGAACGTGAACCCGTCGAGGATGTTGTCCTCGGCGCTCACATCGTCACCCAGCTTCCATCTCTTGCGCTCAGTCTCCATTCCCGTTCCCTCCAAATACCGCCTCAATGGCTTCGTACCAAGTCGTATTCTCGCCGACGTTGCAATCGGTCTTCTGGAAGAAGTAGCTCACGATCTCAGGGATGCTCTCCTTAGCCTCCTCGAAGGTGATGCCGTAACTGGTTTCAAACTCTTTCTCGTATTCGGCTCGGTCTTCGTCGGAAACGGCGTCCAGATCTTCGATACCGAACGCATACGAGGTCAGCATACGGAGCGCGTCCGCTTTGCGATACTGCATCTCCTGATACCGGTACGCCGCCTCGATTTCTTCCGGGGCCATCCGGTAGGACTTGCCATAATACTCGAAGTCGATCAGCTCTCTGGTGTTTTCCATCGTAATCATTTTGCTTCCTCCTGAATTACCTTCTGAACCAGCTCGTTCATGCAGTCGAAAAACCGCTGTGAGCAGGCAGCGCCTTTGGCCTTGTAATACTGCAGACCGTCGCACCTGCCGTCTTTGATGGTGACGTTCGCCAGCTTGCTGCAGATCCAGCCCTGCGTTCTCAGGGGAACACCCACCTTGTACCGGCGCATGAGGAACAAAACAATCGGCTCGTTGTGTCCGACATCCCCCACGCGGTAGTCGATGCGGTCGTTGTTCAGGCGCCCACCCTCTCGGATGATTTTGACGGCTGCCTCAATCTCCTGCTTTGCCTTTGCATTTATCTCCTCGGCCTCTCGGTGCCGCTCCCCTGCCTCTTCTGCGGCTATTTTTTCTTTCTCTTTCTGTATGTACTCCTGATGGGCCTCAGACAGCTTCATGCACTCGTCTAACTTGTTCAAGACGCAGGCTCCGACATAATCGGGATGTGTCAGGCCGCCGTTCTTCTCGCTCTGGAGATAGAACTTAACGTGGCTTGAAAGTTGCTTACTGATGCTGGCAACCCACCTCTCAGGCTGGCTCCCAAGGCGCGTAATGACTTCTTCCTCTCGCTTCATTGCCTCGGACACGCTGGTCGGCTGGTTCCACCCATCCCGTTCTCTCAGCTCATTGAAGAAGGCGGCCCGCCCCTCCTTGCTGCCGTACAGTTCGTTCACCGCGGGCAGGTAGCCGCAGTTGTCGATCATCTGGAACTCCGTCATGCGCAACGGAATCAGGTAACTGTTCACCTCAACGTGCAGTATATAGCGGTCATTGTCGCACCGCGGGTACTCTATCTCAGGCTTTCCGTCCTTGCGCCACAGCCGATAGGTCGTGGTTCCGTCGGCAACCTCCTTGATGAACACAGCTCGCATCCGACGGCCGGTGCGATTATACATACCGCCGTCGAACAGCGGCGTCATCAATTTTACTTCAGGCATCTTTATCCCTCCCTAAAATTCGGATTGAAGGTGTCGCTGTACGCGGCTGTTTCATTCCAGTCGTCGTACCGCACCTTCTCGGTTTGCTTCCTGTGTCGGAACGTGATGTTCGGGCGGACGCAGGCTCCATCTTCCCACCATCCCTGACGCTCACGGCAAACCAGCCAACGGGCGAATGGTTCGTTGCAGAGTTTCCGCATGAGGTAGCCGCCGGTGTCGAGCCTGCGCCAGATTTCTGTGCGTTCGCTATCCATGTCGCAAACGAACTCTACGTCGATGGTCTTCGGTGGATTTCTCTGCGGGTCGTTCTTGTATGCGTTCCATGACACCTTCGGGAACCATTCTTCACAAACTTTGCTGTACTCCAGTGTCGAGTTCTCGGCGATATATTGCTTTCCGAGCAGGTCAATGTCCTCCTCTTTCATGTAGAGCCTTCCGACATTGCCGTCGGCGTCGGTGAACACGACCGCTTTTCGCCCCGTCAGAACAATGTCTGCATTCTCGCCATACGGAGCAGCCTCTTCGGGTGTGATGTCTCTGATCTCGATTTGCATTTTCTCACCTCCATTGAAGCGAACGCATAAACGGCAGAGCCGCCTTCATTCGCTCGACCTCTCTGTGCCTCGACGTTCTTGGCTGTGCCATCTTATTCTTTTCAACGAAGCGTTCCATTTCCTCCAGAGTGCCGGGGCCGTAGCCCACAGCGTCGAGGATGGTCTGGGCGCCGTCGCAACGTATGGCCTTCAGCGAATCAACGTCAATGCTCTGGCCGCCCGGAAACGGCTGGTGCTGGGACAACCGGCAGAGCGGGAGGTATTCTCCCGCTACGGGGTGGCCGATGTTCCAAACCGTATAGCCAAGCGGCACGGCGTTCACGATCTCGTATGTGTGCTCGGGGGACGGCCAACGCCGCTCCGTGATGTACCGACCGTCCTGGGAGAACGTCGCTTCATACTCGTTCATCTCTTGCCGCCTCCTGCTCATTTTCCCTGACCGTTATCGGCGTCGTATGATGAAGCCGCGTCCGCTTTACCGTGAACGTCTTGCCGCAGTAGAAGCACGGGAACTTGCAGTTCCCATTCCACCCGACCATGTTCGATCTCCCGCAATGAGGACACTCAATGATGCCGACCACCGGCTTGTTCGCCATCTTCTTTTCCTCCCCTCAGTACCAAATCATGTTGAGGCCGCCGAGCTGTTCCACGCGGCCAGTCATCGCCTCAACATCTACGAGCCGCTTGGGCAGTCGCTCGTCTCCGTTCCACGCTCGGATCAGCTCTTCCAGCTTCTTGTCAGGGGTCGGTACGGCGAAGTCGCACCCGAAATTGTAGACCATCTGATCGAGCAATTCCTCGTAGACACCTTCCTTGCCGGCAATAACCTTCTTTCGCTGGTCGCCGTGGAAGTTGATGCTGCCGAGGAACAGCCGCCCGTGCATCATCTTCAGCGCCCGCAACTGTTCGCGGTTCCAGTCGTTATACGTCTTGTCAGCTTCTCGCAGTTCCAGATACCCGCCGGTACTGCGGACATAATTGAACTGCATCTTTCTGGCAAATGCGAACGTGATGCTGCCTTCCAACTTGGTCTTCCAGTCCAGACTTCTCAGGTTCAATTTTCCGTTGTTTGCCCAGCCCATGTCGATCTGGCCGTTTGCGTCGCTGTTCTCGAACGACCAGAAATGGTCACGATACACGCACTCGCTGTTGACGTTCACGCCCCTGTCCTTGGCCTCAGAGCGGGAATAGCGAACCGGCTGACGGTCAACCTCGCGGTTGTGCTGCTCGTCCTCCTTCAGATAGAACAAAACCGTGTTCTTATCTCTCTCGGCCCCGTGATAGCTCGGGCGGTAAGCGACCACGCCCAGCTTCTCCGCGATCTCGTCGAGGGTTTTCTGCTGCTGCGTGTACCAGACGTCAGCCGCCGTTACCAACTTCATCATCATCCTCTCCTTTCAAGGTCATTTCGTCTGTGAATATCAGTCGGCCGCATCCGTTGCAAACGAACCCGCCGCTGTCGAACCTGATCCAGTCAGTGCAACCGCACTCCGGGCAGGCCGCGAAAATCTTCATGCCGCCATCCTCCGTTCGTAGTCATTGATTTCCTCAAGCGTCAGCCACTCAGGCTTGCCGCTTTCAGGGAAGCTCCACCAAAGGGCTTTCATGTACTCGATATGGTCGGCTACGTTGCCGGCCCAAAGATACTTCGTGACCCGGTTGCCGTGCCCGAGGAAATACTCGCAATCCTGCTTCATACGGTCGAGCATCTGGTATCTGAGCTGCAGGCTCCATGTCAGAACCGTGCTGACCTTATCGGCCACGGCCATTACTGCTCACCTCCAACAAGTGCTCTCCATCCCGGCTCCTCACCGAGCCACGCCGCCCGCAGCCAATCGTTCTTGCAGAAGTACCGGCGATAGTGGCTCGGCATCGAGTTCACCGCGAAATTGCGGATCTGTCGCTTGCGCTCCTTGCCGGTCTGCAAGCGAGCCTCCCAGCCGATAAGCTCGGCCTGAGACTCGTTGATGAACTGGCGGTTGCCATCAACCTCAATGCCAATACGCTCTTCCGTGCAACCGGAGTATGGATTGCGGCAGGTGCCGCACCAAAAGACCTTGCCGACGCTCCCCTTCTTGAACTTGCGACCGGCGATCACGCGCACCGTATCGCCGACGTGGATTTTCATGGCCTGCATCCGGTTCGTGCGCCCGTCAAACAGGGACTTGCCGAGCGTCTTCCAGTAGTGGTAGACCTTGCGGAGCACCTCAGGCGTGGCGTCGATCTCGGCGCGGCCACTGCAGGCGCAGCGGGTGGTGTCGAATAGAACCTTGTCGATGGTCTGATTCTCTTCGTTCCAGCAGATCGCGTACCAGTCGGAATCGTCGTAGCCGTTGTGCTCGTACCAGTCGAGGACGCAGCCCTCGTAGTCAGGGGTGTGACCGTCCCCGTAGACGTTGGTGAAAATAGCCATCACTTGCCCTCCTTCATCATCATGTCATACAGCTTAGCCTTCAGCTCCATGATCGTCATGTCGCGGTCGTGAACCTCCGCTTCGAGCTGGCCGATTTTCTTCTGAGCGGCCTGCTCAGCGTCAACAGCCTCCCGGCATCTTCTGTGTTCCACATCGCGGTCATCCTTGGCCCGTTTCAGTTCTCCGTTCAGCTCCTTGACCTGCTGGTGAAGCATCTTGTTCTCTTCCAGCGCATCAATGACCGGGAAGTTGCTGTGCTGATTGTAGAAGCGAGTCGCATCCTCCCAGCTCCAGATCTTAAAAGCGACCTGATAGAAATACTTGCTCAGTCCAACGCGGCCAGAGGAATAAGTACCACGCGGATCAGGTTCGCCGTCGAACCCATTCAGGCGGCCATTGTCATTGGCGAGCCGAATAAGCTCTTTCACTTCGCTGCGACCGAAAATGTCTTGCGCTCTGCAAATGTCCTCAGTCTTGGTGCTCAGACCGTGTGCCGCTACTTCCTTCAGAAGCTCCTCCGCGGTTTTGATGCTGTCATACTGGCTTGCCATATCGCTGTCTCCTTTTCTTTGAAAGAGAACCGGAGACTTTCCTGAACTGTTGCTCTGGCTATCTCCGATTATCCATCTGGTTATTTTGTAACTTTATTATACTGCGATACCTACCTATGTCAATATGTTTTCGTTAATTTTTATGAAGAAATTTTCTATCTATATACGTTTCAGAATATGTCCGTAAACAGCCCGTACAGGGCCTATACCGCCTCGTAGCGTCAGCGGTGTGAATGGATGCAGAGGGCCGTGACAGTCGTGTGCGTGGCCGTACGTAGCGCAGCGGGTGTACGGGGCATTTGGGTATAAAAAATCACCCTCCCGGTCGTAACCGAGAGGGTGGCTTCATCGTGCGCTTATTCTTTTTTCGGCCCCTTTTCGATCTGGGTGCCATACTTCTCCACGAATGCGGCGGCGACGCTGGATTGGACTGTCCGCAGCCTGTCCTTGGACGTGTCCGTGTGATACTCCGCCATGAAATACCGTCCTTCGCTGTCAACGTACAACTCGGCGGCTTCGCCGTCTGCATTGAACTCGTTGACGCCGTCCTCATAAAAGCTGTTCGAGATAGCCTCCGCAGCCGCGGTATCGAACGTAATCTTGTCGCAGTTACCGCACAGCCTGCGGCCGTGCCCGCTGACGTGAGGCTTCAGGATCTCGCCAGTCTTGCGCATCGTGAAGGTCACATCGACGCCGAGAACGTCCATGAGTGCCAAAAACTCGTCAGCCCTGATGCTGTTCCGGTTCAAACGCAGGTTGAAGTTCTGCGGAGTCCAACCCATTTGACGGGCGAGCCACGCCTGCGAGTTCTTCGTTTTCGCCAGAGCTGCATCCATAAGTTCTCTCGATGTCATATCTTCACCTCCGTTTCGAGTATCTCTGTGCTTGCTATGATACATCGAAACAGATGCAAAATCAAGATTTTCTTTGCCAGCATTATCGTTTCCGTTCATATCGTGGAAATTACTCCCCCTAAATCTTCGGAATAGTGCCACCGTACACGCCGGCCATTTTCAGTCTTCGCAGCGTCGCAACCTGCTTTCGGTTGATGCCGCGACCACAGCAACAGTCGTTGTTCCACACAGCCACAGCATTTGCCTGCATACAGAGCCACGTCAGGAAGTCGTAGTAATACTCCCGAGGGCACAGGTCGTTCAGTTCTTGCCGCGATACGCCCTGCTTCTGGCAGGCTAAGGCGATCAGCTTCTCTTGGTGCGACGGAACCGCGTATTCCACAGTCCCATCCTCCAAAATCACGACCTCCAAATACTGCACATACGTCTGCTTATGCTTTTCAAGGTCGAACGCGCAGTAGATGTCATAGGCCATCGTGTCAGGCCCCCGCTGGTGCCGTCGGGATGAACCCACGGATCAGATCCTCGTACAGTCTGCGGTATGTATCACGCTCAGCCTTTACCGTCGCCAGTTCCAAAGCGGCCTTTGTATCGGTCTCCTTGCCGACGACAGCTTCCCGCTTTTCGACCTGCTGCTCGCGCTCTTTCAGGCGCTCGATCAGGCCGGGGTATTTCTTGAGGCCCAGAGCCGTCGCAACCGCGATGTCGATGTCGCGCATCTCCTCCGCCGTACAGCGCCCGATGTAATTGCCGAGCCGCTCCAGCGATACCGTATTGATCTGCTCACACATGACCGTACTTGCCCTTCCTGTACTCAGGATCTCAACGTGGGTCGGCAGATTGCTCTTCGGCTGCGTCGTGCAAAAGGCCACCTGCACGGTTTCAGAGTAGCGGTTCCCTTCGTCACAGGAAACAACCACGCCGGGACGCCCCGTATGTTCCTCGCTCCCGACCTGAATGCCGAACTTGTGGACATAGAAGATGTCGCCACGTCTGATGCTGAAGCTCATACTCCATCTCTCCCTTCAAAATATCGGCTTCGCTCTTCCGGTGTAGGCCAGTCTGGGTCAATGCCACGCTTGCGGCGGTTGCGTCGCCAGCCGTTGTAGACCTTCACATCGCGTTCGTCAATGCTGTACCCGACGCCGCGTTCGGCGCGGTCGTGGACTAACAGCGGACGCGGATAGTTCGGGTTCCGCGCCCTCAGAACCTCGTATGCGCCAACAGGCTATTCGAGCTTCCATCCGCTTTGCTTCAGGTATGTTTTGAGGTCGGACAACATCCCGTGCCTGACCGTCACTCTGTTCTTCATCTGCTCCTCCATTTCCTGCTTCCGGTAAAACCGCTCTCGGTCGAGGAAGCCTTTCGTGGCGTAGTATTCGCCAGCATCCATGCCGCAAAAATCAGCCTCGCTCATTCGTCATCCTCCATCGGGTGCCAATGGTAGCGGCAGTCCGGGTTCTCGCATTCTCCGTTGAACATGAGCTGTCCGCACAGCGGGCAGGTCGTCACTTCATACATCTGAGATTCCACAGCTTTTCTCCTCCTTGTCCGTCAGCCGCTTCAACGCGGCCGCTTGCTCTTCGATAAGGTCTGCGGCAGCCTTTGCCACCGTGCCGGCGCATTTGAACCGTGCTGGCCGCTCAAACGCGGGGCATTGTTCCTTCGGGCAGCGCCCTGTTTCGATGGCCGATTGATGGCATCGAAGCGCCAAAAGAACTTCTTGCGGTGTCATCAGCCCACCTCCTTGCTGTGGCTTCTGCAGCACTCGCGGAGGCGGGTGCGCATCACGTCGTAATACTGCTTTTCATTCTCAATGCCTATGTACCGCCGCCCCGTTCTGCAGCAGGCAACACCGATGGAGGCACTTCCAGCGCAGCAGTCGAGCACGACCTCGCCGGGGTTGGTATATGTGAGCACCAGTCTCTCGCACAGCCATACCGGCTTCTGCGTCGGGTGCAGGTGGCTCGTCTGCTTATCGCTGGGGCCTTTGATGACGCTCCTCGGGTAACGGTCTGTGTTGCCGCCACCTTTGACTTCCTTCGTCGCCTTCTGGTAAATCTCGGTGCGGTTCTGCGTGTCGATGTAATGCGTGTAGCTGTTCACCGGCTGATGGCCGTCCGTCTTCTGCGGGTTGTACGTCGGCTGACGGCGGTAGAAAATCAGGATGTTCTCGTGCGCCCGCATGGGCATCTTCTTCGCGTTCAGATGGCCCGTGGCGTTGCTCTTCTCCCAGATCCACTCATACCGCAGATTTCTCAGGTTGCTGCATCCCAGCACCTTGTCGAACGGCGTCTGCGCAAACAGAGCTACCGCTCCATCCTTTTTCACGACGCGGTCGGCTTCGCTCCAGAACGCATCAAGGTCAATCGGCGTGTCCAACTTGCAGTTGGTTCGCCCATACGGCAGATCCGTGAAAAGGAAGTCCACGCTTCCCGCGGGCAGGAGCCGCATCCCGTCGATGCAGTCTCCCAAATAGGTCTTATAGTTCCAGTCTTTGTGCTCCATGTGGCACCACCCTCACTCGAAGTACCCGCAGGGCGGCTCGTCGCAGTAAGCCTCGCGGTCGTGTTCTTCACACCACCCGACACCGTTTACGTCCTCGTCTGTGAACCGCTGGCAGCCGCCGCAACACATCTCCCGCGGCCCTTTCAGGGCGTGTAAGGCAATGCCGATTGCTGTGTCCAGCTCAGACTCAAAGCGGCCCTTGCTCTGCTCTCGTTCAATGATGGCGATTGCGTCGCTTCGTTTCATCCATCACGCCTCCTTCGCGTCGTAGTGCTCGCACCCTACCGATACGTCGAGGCTTTTCTTGGCGTTCTCGACCTCGTTGTAGCGCCCGGTGACGATGAACATATTGAAGATCGCCAACGACCGCTTCAAGCAGACGTCAACGTGGCGGCAATTCTGACACTTTCGTTCCATTTACTCCGCCTCCTTGTAGCAGTAGTCGGTGCATCCGTCATCGTTCAGGCCCGGAGCCCTGCCGGTGACGAACGGCGCTTTGCAGATCCCGTCAGGATTGAACACGCAATGCTCGGAATCGCACTCGCAGCACAAGCTCGTCAAGAACAATGCCTGTGCAACCTCTCGATCCTTTGGCTCGCCCACGAGCAGCAGCTTTGCAACGCCGCGGCTGTATCGTTCGTCGAACCATTCCCAGACCTCCTCCCGGTTCGTTCCAGCCGGGAAGCAAAGGAACTGAGCCTCGATTTCTTCCGTCTCGGGGTTCATTGGCACATCCCCAAACTCAGCCCAGAGCCGCTCCAGCCGCTTGTCTCGCTCTTTCAGCGTCGGGATTGCCTTTGCTCTCTGCTCGTTCAGGTAGGCTTCATAGTATGCGTACTCGTCCTCGAAGGTTTCGCCGCTCTTTCGGAACTCGTCAAGCGTGTTGCAAATCAGGCCGACCACATCAGCCTCGGGCGTTGCCTTGACGTATTCGTCAGGGTCGAGTTCCTCCGCTTTCAGGTGCCCAAAGTAGAACCAGTTGTCGCCGATCTGGCAGACAGTCCCATGATCCATATTCGGATCTCTGACGAAGCGGACGCTTCCGTTGCGGATGCCTTCGCGCACCATGTCCTCAGTAATCATCCAAACGTCACCTCCCCGAACAAAGCGAGCTGCACAATCTCGTCAGCGCAGGCAGCGTCGATTTGGCAGCAGTCAACAGTGCCGTCTTTCTGCACAGCCCCGTATTCGTCGAGGCCCTGCTCGTCCCACAGCTTGAAGCCATTCAGGAACTTCTCCAGATCCAGCTCCCACTTCTCGTCGATGTCCTCGACGTCGTGGAGAACCAGGGCGCCGCCGCGGGCAATCTGCTCGTGTCCCCAATCAGCGCAGCGTCGCTCCTCCACAACCTCGGCTTCGGAGCACCAGTAGTTGATGCCGCCCTCCAAAGCCGCAACCATGATGTCGTCGATGTCCTCGACCGTCAGTTTGACATCGCGCTCAGTGTGAACGCTGAAAGTTTGCTTCTTCTCCATGTTGTCCCTCCTCAAAACTTCGTTTCTCCGAAAAGGGCGAACTGCACGATCACGTCCGCCTCGTTCGTTGTCAGGTCATCCAGAGCCAGCCGTTCATCCTCAATGCGGATGTGGCAACTCTCGTTCAGATACTGCTCGACACCGCTCATTAGGTTCTGCCAAGACAGCTTGTGCCATTCTCCGCCAATCTCGTGGATCATCAGTTCGCCGCCAAGCGCGACCTGTTCGCAGACACGCTTGCCCAGTTTGTCGCCTACCGTTTTCACCGCATCAGACCAAGCAGAAATACCGCCAGCATTGAGCGCCTCGTACAGAATCAGGTCTACATCCTCCGCGGTGATGCAAACCATCGCGGATACCTTGCACCAATGGTTGTTCATCTTTCCACCTTCTTGTCGTCCGGTCTCCTTGATCTTTTTCACGTCACTCTCATTGATCGCCGAGAGCGCTTCCTGGCAGATCCACTTTCTGAAACGAGACTTTTCCCACTCGCGCTGGCCCTTCTTGAGTTCAGCTTTCTCTTCGGGCGTCATGTCCTTGCCGTACCACTTCGCCGTATCGCAGCAATTCACCACGCCAGCCTTGGCCTCCACTTCGCTCGTAAGAAAAACCGTCTCATTCGCATTTTCGCTCATCTTGTCATTCCTCCTCATCGTCTTCGATTTCGGGCAGAGCTGAACTCGGATGCTGCCAGTCGCAGTACCAGAACAGGTGTCTTGCCTTCTCTACGTCCCCGCCGCACTCTTCAACGAAGTCGTTGCCGGTGTAGCAGCAACCGACGATTTCCTCCACGTCCTCCGGGCCGTTTGCAGGTTCCGTGACCGGAATCAGGTTTAGGGCAAGGTCGGGAATGTAAATGATGTCGTCGCTCCGTTCAAACCGAGTGGCCTTGAAGATTTCGCAATCCTGACCGTTTCTGAACACGAACAGGTCATCCATGACAGCTCCACCGAGCAGCTTCTCTCGCAATTCTGCTTTTGTCATTCCTGAGCACCTCCTCTGCAAAGACTTTCGCCACAGCCGGGGCAGTAGTCGGGGTAATCGGGAGCGTCGCAGTCCTCGTACCAGACGTGGTTACACCGGAGGCATCTATACTGCCGCAGTTCCACGTCCTCGGCAGGCCCGTCGCCTGTCTCGTATTTTCTCTGTGCTTTTGCCGCCTGAGCGGCTTCCTTTTCCCCGGCCAGCCACATCATGCACTCGGTCAGGTCGGGGAACTCTTCCGTCCAAGCGTCGCCGGTGCTATTGTCGATGCCGATGTACTCAACGCCAGTCTCCAGCACGAACAGGCCACGAGGCCCGCGGTGTTCGATGATGGCGTTTGCCTCCTGCTGGCTGACGTATTTGAACCACCGATAGTCCTCATGTACCACGCCGCAGTTGGGGCAAACCCAAAGTGGGACGTTGTTGCGCTTCCCGAACCTGCCAAAGTAGATATCCCGCGAAACGTAGCTTCCGCAGTCATAGCATCTTGTAGCCTGAGCTATCATTTCCACACCTCCTTCAGTTCCAGCACAAGTTTCGGATCTCTCGATCAGAAAGTCCAATCGTTCCATCCAACATCTCGGTCAGGAAGTCGTACTGTTCGTCGCCTCCCATGCGGTCGGCGTACTCCAAAACGTTTCGGAGGATGCGAGCCGCAGCGCCGTCAATGTCGAACTCTTCCAGCAGCCACTCATACGCCTTTTCCATCTCAGCGATCACCAGCCCTTTCGTAGTCATGCACCGTCCGGCGCTCGCCGTCGTCTTCAATATACGGGCGATGGATGTCGAACCCGTGGTCGAGCATCACCTGCTGCACCGCATCGACAGCCTCGCCGATGTGGTACATATCCCAGTCAAACTCGTCCTCGTCCTGTTCCAGAAGAACCAGCAGGAACTTATACATGGCGTTGTCGATCTCGTCCAGACGCTCAATCTGGCGAGGCGACAGCTCTGCTCGGTCATCTTCGTCATCAGACTCCCCTTTCAGCACATCCTCCATCGCAGACGCCAGCTTGTTCAGCATCAGTTTGATGTCATCAGCATCCTTCACAAGCATCTTGAGGTCAGGGACACCGGACACCCGTCCCTGTGCCTCAATCCACATCTTGGCGTGTTCCTCAGCGTCGAAGCCATTCGCATAGGAGCGAATCTCGCGCACCATGTCGTCCGCGTTGCGGACGTCGCTCGCGCTGATGTCGAAAGAGAAATCTTCACCGGCGGGGCTGTTCTGGATAAACTCCCATTCGGTGTCGCTTTCATGGATGCACCAGCCAAGCTCTTCTGCCTTATCGAGCAGATCGTCGATGTTCACGTCGTTCCCCAACTCACCGAGGTCGATTTCGATGACGGGCATCTTCTGGCTGAGGCCCGCGCAGTATTCGCACCAAGCGTCAGTCGGCTCGTCTGTGTCCTCGTCGTAATCGCAGAGGGCGAGGCTTTCGATGCCAGCGGCCTGCGCAATCTCGCGCATCACGTCTCCATAGCAGGAGCCGTTGCGCTCGAAGCCGCGCATCCGATTTTTGATGCTCTGCTCAATGTCGTCGGCCTGTTCCTGCGGAACGACCATAACGCTGTCCATCCAGCGGTTCATTTCGGATTTGCACCGAATGGCTACCGTGTTTTCACTCATATCGTTTGTCCTTTCCTACACATCCGCATTGACGCGGACATAATTTCAAATTAGCCACGTGGAAACCTACGCCCGTAGAAGCCACTGAGAGGCTCTGTATGGCACGTTTCCGTGCGGTGGTGAAAGTGTATGCTTTCCGCCGCAGAGCACGTTCTCGGTCTTGTGCGTCGGTTTTGGCAGGTGTTACGCCTTGCTGTTGGGACTGCTCAGTAGCTCCAGCTCTCTCTCGATGGTCTCGTCGAGCCTGTGCGAGAGGTTCTGGGTGAGCCACAAATCGGTCGGCGTGTACTCCGTAACATCTTCCCCAGTCTGCCGGTAGAAGCCATCCATCGCCGCCTGACCCATGCCGTACTCAGCTCTGCTCTCTCGCCAAGCATCAGTCAGCTTGACCCGATGCCTCTGAAGCTGTTCGAGCGTCATCCGCCCGATGTCCTCGGCAAGCAGCTTCCTCGCCTGTGCTATCTTCATCTGCGCTCCCTCCTACCAGATGCCGAGCTGCCGGTTACGGTTATGTACGTCAACGCCGATCTCACCAATGGCGGCGAGCAGGTCGCGTTTCTCTTCTGTGTCGTTGGACTTCTCCCAGCGGTCGATGGCCTCCTTCAAGGCGTCGATGTAGCTGGCGTTCGTGCGGAGCAGCTCCACCGCAGTCTTATTCATTCCGACGCCTCCATTTCATCGACCAGCTCCCATTGGGTCTTGTACTGCTTCTGGATTTTCCAGTCAACGATACGCATATCGTTGGCGGTGTCCTCGTCGATCACAATGTCGATGCCGAAGCCTCCACACCTCTGCGTCTGAGTGTGGGCACCCTTGCTGCGTTCGCGGATCAGCGCGTTCAGAGCATCGACTGCGGCCTGCTGGCTCTTGAACGTATGGCGGCCGACCCAGTTCATTTCCTGCCAGCCCTTCGCCATGTTCTCCAAAATCCAGAAACCACGGCCGCTGCGCTTCATCCACGCATCCCGATAGAGAACGCGCCATACCGGAATCAGTTCCACGCCGTCAACAACGATCTTCTTGTCTTCCATGTTTACGCTTCCTTTCTGGAGCAAAGCTCCGGTTGATACTGCAGAACCTCTTCGATGATGTGCTTGGCCTTGACGATGCCGAACTCCTGAAGAAGCTGCTGCGGCGTGTAGATGTCCGCCATCCTGACCGACTGGCGGCCGGTCGTGTACGCTTTCTTGAGCGCCGTCTTGCTGGTGTACTCGGTGCTGAACGCCCAGCGCATATACTCGGAACCGCACTGGTTGCAGTTGCCGCTACGCTTGACGAAGTAATACGCCTTCCCCATAGCTGTTCTCCTTATCCGTAAATCTGAGTGACGATCTCAACGCCGGCATTGATGGCTGTCGGGATGTCCGTCCCGAGCTGCCGGTAGAAGTCAGGATGAACAATGCACTCATAAGCTCTGCACATCGTATCTCTCTGCTCCGCCGTGATGTTGATGCGGAAACCCTTTGCAATCCGAAGGGCCTCTTTGAAGTTGCCCGCGGCTACGGCTTCGCGCACGATGTCAGATTTACGTTTCATGGTCTCCGTCCCCTTCTAATTAGCCGGTTGGTTAATTTGTAACTTTATTATACTGCGATACCTACCTATGTCAATATGTTTTCGTTAATTTTACAAATTATTTTTCTGTATCATATTCACATACGTTTATATTCGACAGGCAGAAAAAGACGGCCCCGGCACAAGGCCGAGGCCGCCCACTCACGCTTCTGCGGTCACTATGTACTTCTTGAGCTCAAGCAGCTCCAACAAAATCGCGTCGATTCGCCGGTTGATGGCGTCGCTTCCAGTTTTAGGGGGAGGCGTCGGCTTCTCGGGGACAGCTACCTGCGTCGGTGCTGGCAGCTCCGTCGGCGTCTGCTCGTCTGGCTTTCCCAGCTTACAGGCGAACACCTTGCCCTCGATCCACGCCCTCGTTTCCTTGCTGCATCCGAAGATGTCCAAAATCATCCGCCCGCAGCGTTCGGTCACGAAGTACATCGGCACAGACCGGCGGGAGGCGCCGCCCGTCTTCCCGTTGACCGGAAAAGGCAGCTTCACCAGCTTCACGTCGCTCTCGCTCTTTGCTTCGCGCTGGCACCACTTGGTCGGATAGGCGCAGCCACAGGCGGCCAGCAGATCCCGTGCCGCATACATCGTCTCGCCTTCGTTCAGGAGAACGCGGACTGCGCTTCCCTCCTGCTCCACAACGGCTACTCTGCCAATGAAGCTCTTGACGGTCTCGCTCATACCGCACCGCCTTTCTCCGCTTCACGGTTCGCAAAGTTCACCGCGAAGATGGCGTTGCAGACCTCCATGTGGCCGGCGAACTCTTCCATCTCACCCATCAGCGCGTGAACTCTGTCCTTGATCTCGTAGAAGGCCAAGGCGCCTCTGTCCCTCTTCTCTGCCTCTCCCTCGGCCATGTCGAGGAAGTAGAAGTAGGTGGACTCGAACATCTCCAGAAATACATCCAGCTTTGCCGCGTCCGCTCTCAATTTGTCGGGGGTCGTCATCATAAGTGTATTGCTCCTTTCGTCGTTCTTGACAGCGGCCAGCAGCCATGTTACACTTACCTTGCTCAGAGGTGTGTAACGCAGTCACAGGTGGCTGCCGAACCGCCGGAACCCTTGGTGTTGCAAGCACTGAGGGTTCTTTTTTGTTTCCTGTGATTTGATTATAACATTTTACCTACCTAAAGCAAGATAGGTGCGCGGTAATAACATTTAACCGTTCGGATAACAGCAAAAAAGCGAAAAAGCCCTGCGTCAGACGACGCGGGGCTATACTCGTTTTTACGCTCATATACTTTGCCTATCTCTCTTTCAGAATGACCCCAGCCATCTCCGCAAGCATCTCGATCTGGGACGGCGTCGGATCGGACTCAGAAAAAATTTTTTGAATTTTTTCGGCCTCCGTGCCTTCCACGAGGTCTGGCAGGATATAATTCGGTGAAACTCGTAATTCGCGGCATAAAGTGGCGAATACCGGCAGGCTCGGCAGCTTCTTACCGCCCTCGATCTGGCGCAGATATGTCGAATTGATGTTGCAAGCCTCTGCCAGCTTCTCAGCCGTTAGGCCGCGGTCTTTCCGGGCTTTGTTGATTCTCGTTCCAAATAGCTTCTTGTCCACTTTTTGCTCCTCCAATGATGTATGCTGTCGGTTCATACCACCTCTTCTCATAGCTTACAGCCCCGTTGACGCTCACGAAATCCACTGTTAGAATATAGGCCATGAGCCAGTAGACTATACCACATGAACGGAGGATATTTTCATGGGTCTTTCAGGGTCTAACCTCTACCGCCTTTCTGGCGGCACTGTCATCCCGGCCAGCGAGGCTCTTTATCCCGCAGAGGCCGACCTGCAACAGCTTATTGCAGAAAACCCGCAACTGCTGCTCGGCTCCCCCGGCGATGGGCAGCGTCTCTATCTGCTGCGGCGTGAACAGCCCGTGCGCGACGCACCGGACGGGCCAGCTCTTTTCTCCATTGACCATCTCTTCGTTGACCAAGATGGACTTCCTGTTCTCGTCGAGGTGAAGCGGAGCACCGACACCAGAATCCGCCGCGAGGTCGTGGGACAGATGCTCGACTATGCTTCCCGTATGCGGGCGTGGAGCGCCAGCGAACTTCGCGCGTCCACCGCCCTGCTGGACGTGCCAGACGATTTGTGGGCCGCCCTCGACAGCAACCTGAAAGCTGAACGGATGCGGCTGATTTTCGCAGCCGACTCCATCCCTGACTCTCTGGCTTCCATGATAGACTTCCTCGACCGCAGCATGGACAGTATTGAAGTCTGCGGCGTCGAGATCAAGCGGTACGTTTCCGAGGACGGTGCCGAGCTGATCTCCTCCACGATGGTCGGCGGCGGCAATTCGCCCGTCAAGCAGGCGGCGCGATACTCTACCATCTGGGACGCCGACAGCATGGCCGAGCAACTCAGTCAGCGTGGGAGCGCAGCTATCGTTCCGGTTGTCACCGCTCTCGCATCGTTCGCCTCCAGTGCCGGACTGCAGATCAGTTATGGTCGCGGTACGAAGTTTGGCGTGTGCAGGGCGCTTCGGAACGGTCGCAAGGTATTTAGTGTGACCTCATGGGAAAAGGGCCATACGGGTCTCAGGACGGCCGTTGAGGTATCTTTACCGTCGTTGGTAGACCAGACCTGCGGCACATTCGAAGAAGATGCGCTACGTTCCATGCTCCTGACGTTCCCCGACGCTTCCCCAGCCGACGCCGAGCAATTCATCTTCGGCTCCAGCCAGTTCCAGTATATCGACCTGCGATTACTTGCAGAGCCATCAAACCTCTCGCATTTCCAGAACGCCATCACTCAAATCGTTCAGGCCATCCCTGAAGAATAAGAAAAGCGGCTACGCCCCGAAATGGAGCGTAGCCGCTATTTTACTGCCCTCTGGAGCCGCTGGAGCGTCGCAGAATGATGGATTGTATGCCAGCGGCAACGTAAATCGACCTACGCTGGTCTTTACCGATGCCACAATTCCTTGGAAACCTCGGCTAACTCTTCTTTGAGTGCAGAGAGTCGTTCCTCGAACTCGTACTCTGTGATTTCGCCCGTCTTCCGCAGGCCGCGGAGTATCGAGATCTCCTGTGGGATCTCCGCATAGCGTTTCCGCAGGTAGTCGATGCGCGAGTCCTGCTTCGCAATCTCCTGCCGCCAACCCTCCCAGAGCGGCGTCGTGAACTCTTTCCATTCCAACTCTGGTAGGGTCACGCTCAGGTCATCCCGCGCTTTATCGTCCACGTTCAGCGGCGGATGAAGCCGCAGGATGTAGTAGATCTCGTACAGGTTCATATCTGCTTCGCTTCCCAGTTCCGCATACTCGATTTTCGTCACCTGCTCTATGTTGACGGTGCGGTGCATCGGCTTGCTGAACAGGTGGCCGCGTATTCTGCTCTGCAACGGCTGCTTGGTGCAGCCAACGTACACGAGGCAGTTTCCGTACCAGATCCGATAAATCAAGAACCCTTGTACTCTCATTTGACGCACCTGAAACCGGCGAACTGCGCCAGACCTACGCTCCCGTCCGGGCATTTGCAAGGAATGTGCATCGGAACATTGTTGCGCGTGAACGGGTTCGCCGCGAGCTGCTGGTGCTGGATCACCTTGCCGAGCAAGGCTGGTAGCATTTCAGTCGGCACCTCCTGAGGCTGCGATCTGGACAGCAGCCGACCACACAACGGGCATTTGTAAACCGGCTGATATTTCATTCCGCATACCCCTCCGGCCGCATCTCCCAGTACGCAGAACGCTGAGCAATCGCCATGTCGATCAGCCAAAACTTTTCGCGTTCGTCCATCAGAACATCAACCGACCATTGCCCCGTCAGTCCTTGCACATTCTGCATTGCATCAGCGACCTTGTCCTGAACGGCATCCTTGAAGTGTGCATACACGCCTTCCAATCTTTCTCGCTCATGCTCGAAAATAATCTTGTCGGTGGCGTGGTACAGGTGCGGGTAAACATAGTCATAGTCCCAATAATTCGCGGTGAAGATCGGTTTTCTGGCGTCGAAGTCGTAGAAGACTCGGAACTCTGGCCGCAGAGGCAGACCGTTGTAGATGCAAGGCGTCATCCCCGAGGAGCTTTCGATGAACTTTCGCACCACGATTTCATCCGCGCCTTCTGCTCCGCAGCATATCGCCTCGTAGTTGATTAGGATAATCGCCCGGTACAGCTCATGCAGGCCGTACAGATTGCACGTCCCATTCGCATTGAACTTGTTGCTGAAGCGGCCATTCTTGACGAACACATGGCCGGTCAGCCCCATCTCTTTCAGCTTCGGGATGACGCGCTCCTCCAGATACGCCTTGACAACCTCTTCGTCCTCCTTCGGGTGCTCCATGTAAAACGCCTCGTACAGCCGCTTCACATACTCAGGTTCCTCCTCCGCGCTCGGCAGCTTCGTGTAGAACGTCAGCGGCGTCGGGATGCCGCAGTCCTTGATTTTCGGATACCAGAAGCTAAAGTCGTTCTCGTGCTCTCTCGTGTAGTCAAACATCTTTTGTCTCCTCCTCTTCGTATTTGGCAAACTCCTTTGCCGTGTCGAGGAATTGCACTCGCTGGGCCTCCGCCAGCCCAACCGTACCATCCCGACGTTCCAGTACGGCATAGGCGCCGGCAACAACGCCGCCACCATGCCCGCCACGCATGAGTGACGGCGGCACGATCTGCGAGATTTGCGTGAACCCGTGGAACAGGTAGAGCTCTTCGCCCACTTTGCACGGGCGCAGCTTGTTTGTGTTCATTCTTGCCCTCCTCAGTATTTCAGTCGCACACCCTCAGGCAGCGGCGGCATCTCACGCCAGAACCTCGGCACCCACACAAACGGAACGAACGTCGGGCGTTCAGAGCCGCAAAGCCTTTTCCACACGCAGCTAAAGATGTGACCGTACGAGTCCTTCGTCAAGACCTCTTGCCCCTCCCGTGGTTTTTGCTCTTTGAGCGTGTGCCATCCGTCCTCCAGCATTGGCATCCACCATCTCACATGAACGTCCGGTTCCAAACCGTCCGGGCGGAAGAGCGGCGGCTCCTTCGGGTCGTATGCTACGAGGGAGCCATCGCTCACATGGCCCCATTTGCTGATAATCAGAACTTTTTCGTCAGCAGGAGGCAACGCCTCTTTTGTGGCCGTCCATCCGTTCTCCATCATCAACCTCCGTCGCCGAGCATAAGCTGGCCGTTCTGGAACACCTCGTAGAGCGTCTTCTCATTCCGATCAACCAGCTTCGGGAAGAACAGTTCGTCCATCGTGGCCTGCTCCGTCTCCACGAGGGCGACTTGCGCCGCAATCCAGTCTTTCAGGTTCCGCCACGCAATGCGTTCAGCCTGTTCATCGTCGCACTTGGTACGCTCCTTCGCCATCACAGCCTTGACGCCATCCGGTCGTGCTTCCAGCCGAAAACCGTGCAGGGAGCCGCAGCAGTCCAGCGCGAATGTGACTGCCGTGACTTTGCCGTTTTCGGCGTAGTCCATCATCACCTTTCGTGCTCCGTGCGCGGCGAGGATGCCTTGGATCTCGCCGACGGTCTGAACCGCCGGCACCTTGGTCGTGTAGTTCTTAATCGGCATCTGCAGTCCTCCTCTCAGTCGATGAACCGGATGTTCTCCGCCGCCGTGCTCCACACCTTGCCGTGCTCGTCCTCGACAATGCCCGTCGTGACAGGGACGGCCCCATTGTCGAACTCCTCGAACGTACTTCCCCATGTGTGGAACCATGCGACAAATTCATCCTCGCGCCACCCGTCGTTCGTGCGCTCATACACATGGGCGATACACTTGCGGCAGTTCGGCACAGGCGGCTTCCCACGCAGAGGCCCTCCCTCTTGCCACGGGCGGAACTGCTGGATCTTTTCCAGCAGGCCCTTCGGATTGCCGTCGAAGAGCAAGGCTCGGTCATCGACATAGACTTTTGCGGGCGGCTTTTCCGCCGCCACATCATCGACCTCAATGCCGTTCTCCCGAAGGTAGCGCCGCACCGCTCCCATGCCCTCAGGCGTGGCGCATCTGGTGGACACGACCACCACTCTGTACCCCGCGGCTCTGATCCGCTTGATTTCTTCGTCAATGAGCGGCACGGGCGGGTCGGGTACAACGTCTACGCCCTGCCAGCCGCTCACATAGGAATGGATGACGCCGTCAAAATCCAGCACCACATTCGGCTGATACTTCATCTCCCAAGCCATTACTGCGCCTCCTTGCCGGTGCCGGTGCTGCCCCAGCCGCCGCGGTTCGGGTTGCCGAGATCCTCGACCTGCTCGAACTCAACAGGCTCGTCCTGCTTCACGAGGCGGAACTGGCAGATGCGCGTCCCCTTCGGGATTTCCGTATGACGGATGGCAACCGCCGGGAAGCCCCAGATGTCATCGTTTCCGCAGTAGCTATGCTCGATGATGCCCACGCTGTTCGCCATGATGACGCCGAAGTTCTTGCAGGTCGAGCTTCTGGGAACGACCTGCGCATAGTAGCCGGCAGGAAGTTCCATCGCAATGCCGAGCGAAATAATTTTGAAGTCCAACGGCTCCAGAACGATGTCCTCGGCGGTGTAAAGGTCAACCCACTCGCCATGTGACTCGGGCAGCGGGTTCCCGTGCGTGTTGATTTTGACTTTCATGTTAAGCCCTCCTTGATGTTTCGTATCTGTAATCGTAGCCATCGAGCCTGTACGGGTCTTTCACTTTACCCGTACATCTGGCCCAGATGGCGTTTTGACTGATGTAGTTCTTCTTGGCTGCCTCTCGTCCAGAAGAGTAAATGGCGACCACTTGACCGTCCTGATCGACCTTCATCACGGCCTTGCGCCGGTTTGCGCTGGAGATTTTGCCGCTGACCTGCTTGCTGGCGAACGACAGGTTCACCAGCTCGCAATCCATCTTTGCGCCGTTTCGATGGATGATGTTGTACCCCGGCCTGCGACCTCCCATAAAGGCGTCGGCCATGAGCCACACAACAGGCACATCTACTTTTCGGTTGTCCGCTGTCCGCATCTTCACGCAGGCGCGGGTTCGTCCGCTGATGTACGGCTTCAGGACGTACCACTCGCCACTCTCCAGTTCCTTTCGGACGACCGCCTCGCGGTTGATTTGGTATCGGAAGCGATAGCCGGGGATTTCTACCCATTCCGTGTTATTCGTCCGGTTGCTCTGCGAGTTCTTCATGTGCTACCTCCTCCCCGTCGGTCTCTTGGAACCTCCAGATATATCCGCGATACGTTGCATTCTTTCGAGTGCAGCATTGGCTTATGCCAGACGGTGCCACACCAAGCGTTTGTGCCGCCTCGGTTGCGCTTTCCCATGCCTTGCAGATCCGCCCATCGCTGGTGATTTGAAGCACCGCTTTATGCTTATATACGGGCGTTGATACCGCTGCTTCGACGGACATTCCAGCTTTCACTCTCGCCTTGATTGTTGAGGCTCCGATACCGAACTTCCTCCCCATTTCTTCATAAGACAGATTCTCGCCAAACACCAGATGTTTTCTCTGGGCGGAAGGCTTCGAGATGGCCTCCGATACCGTCATGCCGTTCCTGACACGATTGAGAACGGTGTGCTTTTCCATCCCGGCTTCTCTCGCCCATTCGGCTGCGGTCTTGGTCTGGCCGCCGCACGTCAACTTACGATTATTGCGGCGATTCCGCGCCTGTTCTCCTCGCGTTATCCATGTGCAATTTTCTGGGGAGTAGCCAGCGTTGACGTTTTTTCGCTCGATGGTCAAGTCATCCGAGTAGCCATTGTGCAAAGCCCATTGAGCAAACCGCTCGTAATCTTGCCATTCCGCGCATACTGCGATACCTCGCCCCCCGTAGTTTGCATACGCCGGTCTGTTTTCAGCTCGGCATCTTCGCCGCATTTCAACCCAAATCTGATACAGGCGCTTGCCGTATCTGAACCTATTTTCCATCTGCCGCACTCTCGTCCAGATATGTTGCCTCCATATCTGCAATATGAAGCAACACCGCCAAGGGGAATCTGCCAAAGGCATTACCCGCATCTCTGGCTTCGCCCTCTCGCCAACTGCCCATGTGCCAACGGATCGCCATAGCCTCCTCGCGGCTCAGGCGCATAAACCCAGAGATGATGTAGACGCTCTTCTCACCGTGCCCGTAAGGCAGCTTGTCATCGACCACATAGAACGGGTACTGCTCCCACCTGCCCTGATCGTTCTTGCGGTTGCGCATCTCGACCGCATAGAAGTTCGCTTTGCAGATGTCGTGAAGCAGACCACAAACCGCAATCGTCTCCATCGACGGCTCGTTGAAGCCCGGAGTGATGGTTGCTTCGTTGGCGCAAATCGCTTTCATGCGCTCAAACACATGGAGGCTGTGCTCAAGTAACCCGCCGGGGCTGGACAGGTGGAAACGGGTGCTGGCCGGTGCCGTAAAGAAGTCCGAGGACTCGATCCACGCCAGCAGCTTGTCAGCGCCCGGTCGCGTGATATTCTCTGTGTACGCCTTGATAAACTTGTCTTTCATGCTCATATCCTCCTCAAAAATACATCATGCTCAGTGCCCAAGACGCCAGATGCAGAACGCCCGCAGCCGCGAACAGCGCGATATAGACGTGCTTGCCTCGGCCGCTCTCGCCGATGACGCCGACGGTTGCCAGCACCATCACGATCATCGTAAACACCTGAAAGAACTTCACTTCACATACGCCCCCTTCCATGCTTCGATTGCTTCATCGCAGAACTTGCCGTCGCACTGACCGACAACGCCCTTTCTGCCCTCGCAGTATTCGCACAGATCCGTTTCGAGCATATCGACGATCTGGTCATCGGTCATGTCCCCGTAATACTCGCCGTTGGTGAGCTTCACCGCTATGAAAACGCGCCCGCTGTCGATAGCCTGCTGGCAGGTCTTCAACTTCCATTCCCACAGCACAGCCTTGTGCATCGTCTTCGTTGTGCGAGGGCCAAAATGGACGATGAACCAGTCATGCTCCAGAAGTTCAGCCACGCTGTCAACGCGGTCTCCCTGTTTGTACTTTCTCTTCACTTTCATGTTACCTCCTAAAATCCGTTCCATATTTGCTTGCCGTGATACTCGAAGCATTCGGCATCGCAGCAGTCTTCGGGAGTCAGATCCGCAAGCCGCTTTCGGCTGCGGGAGATGAACAGGTCGGAGTCCATAGGCGGCTTCGGGTTCTTATCCCTCAGCAGCTCGTCTACCTCCAGCAGCTTCGCGTAGGTCTGCGGCTGGTGTTCCTTGAGGTTCTCGAAGAAATAGTTTCGGTGGAACGGGCAAAAGCAGCAGGCGGACGCCTTGGTGTCCAGTCCCCAGACATCCAGTATGTAGGCGTAGTTGTCAGCCCTCGTCAGCTCCATGTCCACCAACGGGAAACGGTTCACCAACATCGGGTTCGGGCTGTCCTTGCACCGCTGTTTTTCCTCGAAGCTGAACCCCATGTGCATCTCGTGGGCCTTCTTGTCCTCGTCGCGGAGCCGCTGGCCTTTCTTGTAGCCGAGCACTTCCCAGCGGACGAACTTTGAGATGCGCTCCACCTTGTAGTCGAGGGTGCAGTTTCGCGGCATCCTTGACTTGTGACCGTCATCCCGCAGCGTCCACCATGGGATGCTGACCGTGCGGCGTCTCCCGAAGTTCTGCATCAGATCCCGATGCAGCGGTGCGTCCAGCATCTCATATCGAATGCCGGCGGTGTCACAGGCTCGGTGTACGAACTCGGCCTGTTGCATGACCCACGGGGGCTCGAAGCCGAGGTCGCAGAAGACAACCAGATCGTAAACCGGAACCAGCGGGTACGGGCGTTCGTGTCCTTTGCGCTCGGCGTCCACATTCTCACAGGACATCAGGGCCAAGGCCGTCGATTGCATTCCCGCACCGAAGGACAAAATCTTCACGTTTGCCCCTCCACGCTTTCCCCGCGGCGGAACTCAGCGGCCATCGTATCGGCCGCCTCACGGCTGATGCCGATTGCCTCGAACTGCTGGTAAATCTCTTCGCGGTCTTCGGGAGCCGTAGACACCAGCGCAAAGGTCAATTCGGCATCCGTCGGAGTTGGCTTCTCAGGTTCTTCCGCCTCTTCGGCTTCAAGGCTCTGCGCCAACCCCTCTTTGTACTCAGCGATTTTCAGCTTGCCGAACTCAATCACGGCTGTCATGTAGTCCTCGTGCTCGAAACCGCCTTCCTCGAACTCACGGCTCCAATTCAGAATGTGGTGGAACAGGTCGCGGCTGTCGATTTCTGCACCGTTCGAGCCGAGCATCTGCGCCGCCAGCGCAGAGAGGTCATAGACGCACTCGCAAAGGCGGATCTCGCTGTCTTCGCCCACCGTGGTCACGAACTTCTCGCCGGCGTCGCTGTAACCACAGGTCTTGCAGTCCCAGACGTCTTCCCTGTCCGGTTCGTGCGTGACCTCAACGCAGTCATTCAGGCACCGAACGAACGTGCCGCTGTCATCCAGTTCCCAGTCCTGCGTGACGTGCGCCGTCGCGCAAAAGGTCTTTCCGCCGCAACGCGGGCAGCGCAGAACCTCATTTTCTTTCAAAATCATCACTTGCTCCTCCATCACTCAGGCTCTTTTTCAGCCCTGCATATACTCCCTCAAGGGTTTCAACGAGTCCATCTGCCTCAAGGCTGTCCGTCGAAACCAGCCTGCAATCGCTCATGCTGATGTCGTCGATCAGATGGATGCCGTAGAACTGTTCGTCAGGCTCCAAACCGGCCTTGTTCTCAATCAGCGCCGCCGTTATCTCTCCGTTCTGTTCTTTCTCGGCCTTTGCCACGAGGAAGTAGGTCGAAGAGCGGTCGCCGTTGACCGTGGTTGGGCCGTTGCCCAGATCAGCCATCATCGCCTCTGCCAGTTCTTTCGGGGCGATTGCAAAATCGAACCTTTTCATCCCTCGGGCCACCCTTCCATTTCTTCCTTGAAGTAGTCCTCGTCGCCATCATCGCAGGCACCGGACATAATCTGCTTGCCCTTGTAGAGCACGAAGTACCACATTCCGTCGGGGTTCCCCACCATCTTGCGCCACGCCGCTGCAAAGTCGGCCACGCTGTTGAAGACGTAGCAGGTGCGGATCGTGGCCGCATCTTTGAAGTCGTCCACGAAGTTTTCCACATCCTTCTCGGGGTTGCTGTCATCCGCGAACATCATCACGACCAGCCCCCTCGGGATAGCCACATCGAAGGACTGCCCGCACTTCGGGCAAATCCCTTTCCAGCCAAGGCCGTCACGCACTATGGCCTCGTCGGACTCAAACCCGCAGTCCGCACAGGTCAATTTCATTTCAAACCCTCCTCAAACATTTCGATATAACTGTCCGCGCTCTGAAGCTGGCGCTCCACTTCTGCCTCCGTATCAGCCGTAAAGCAGTACCGCGCTACCGCGTAGCCCTTCTTGCTGATCCACCAGCTCGTCTTGCTGTTGAACGCATTTCTGGCCGGGGAGAAAACGTAATCCCCGAAAATTCGCGGCTCCGGTGCCGGCTTCGCCGCCGCTTCTGTGGCCTTGGCCTTTGCCTGCCACCATTTCAGCTTGCGGTCGAGCGAGTCAAACGCTCTGGCGAAGTCGCAGGGAGCGTCACCATAGCAGACATCTCTGCAGTTCTTGCGGTACGGGCACTGTCTGCATCTCTTCATCAGAACGCCCTCCGGTACACACGCTTGACGCTGATGAACGCCGCCTCCGGGTGCTTCAGCAGGTAGAACCGCCGCTGGCTCTCGTTCGGGTAGGTGTTCCCGTTTTCGAGGCGGCCGAGCAGATGGTGGTTCTCGTCGAAGAGTTCCACGAAGTAGGCCGTCTCCACGCCCATGTTCGGGTCATCCTTGGCGTAATCGTCGAGGACGGGCAGGTGCTCAACCCGTGTTCCATCTCTTTTCAGGTACATATCAGATCCTCCTATTCCATCGCGGCCCTCAGGGCCTCGATTGCTTCCGTGATGTTGTCGTGTGCCGTGTCCAGATTGTCGGCCGCGGCTTCAATGGCCGCATAGCGTTCGCTGCCTTCCAGCCCCTCAGGAGCATTGTCGAACTTCTCCTGCTCGTCGTCGTGCAGGCTCTCCACCTCGTCGCCGAGGGTTTCAAGGGCGTTGAGGATTTTCTCAATGGCCGCCCGCGTTGCTTTGTTCATGGCTCCTCCTCAATAGTCGGCGTCGAGGTTTTCATCTCGCTCGTCGTACTTGACTCCGTCGTAGCCGGTGGTCGTCATGATGCGCTCGTAGCACTTCGCACAGACACGACGGAACGGGATGCCGTAGTAGTCACGGGTGCCGTACATCTCGAACGGGCGCGCCTCCTTGCCGCACTGCGGGCAGATCTCTTTCACCAGCCGATAGCCCGGAAGCGACGTTAGGTGGCCGCCGTCATCAATCAGGAAGTCATCCCACGCGCCATCGTCGAACAGCTTACAGGCGGCTTCATACGCGCTGTCGAAGCTGTCGTGCTCAGACAACAGCTTGTGGTAGCGGCAACCGGCGGCCACATCTTCGACCTTCAAAATCACGCCGCCGCGCCCGCACTTCGGGCAGTCTGCGCCGATCTGCTTCTCGTAGCCGCAGAACGGGCAATTCACGTTCTTCTTTTCCATTAGTTCTCCTCCTTACCGAGCCAGACCAGCAAACGGATCTGGTCGTGCATCGCTACAAGCCTGCGCTGGGCATCCGCCAGCTCCTCGATCATGGCTGGCACAAACTTGATGATGTCGTCCACATCGGAAGTCGAGATGTACTGTCGCAGCTCCATGACCTTTCTGGCCTGCCAGCACCCCGTCTCCCCAATCTTCCGGCTCAGTTCCTCAACCTTGCGGTCGATGGACTTCTTCAGGTCGCTCATTTCAAAACCTCCTTACCGTCTGCTTGCTCTGCGCCGCTGACGGGCAAGCCGTCTCTGGCGAAGTTCTTCTCTGTACTGACGCTCTACCTCTTCGTCGTCCTCGTAATCGGGTAGGCGGTCAAGGTATCGCTGGATGAACGGGATGTGCGGGAAAACGTAGTCGGCGATCAGAGCGCCGATGCCAAGGACGCCGAGGAACACGGCCAGAAATGCGAAGTCAACGATTGCCTCGCCCAACAGTTCGGGTGTCATTTCGTCGCCTCCTTCATCATGTTCGGAAGTTCGTACTTCACGAAGTCATTGGCCAAACAGGTCGCCTCTTCCTCAAGCTCGTCGGCCCATCCGCTCAGGTACTCCTTTCGAGCGGCCGTGTTCGTCCAATTTTCTTTTCTCAACCCAGCGGATGCGAGAACAATGTAGCCGTCTGCTCCCACACCGTACAGTTGAGAGCCGTGCTTTTGCTCCCACTCAATCTCCGCGTCGATGGTTTCCGCGTCAGCCTTGATGATGTACTCGACCACCGAACGGTCGAAATCGTATCGGAACAGCTTGCCGCTGACCTTGACTGGATTGCTTTTCACTGGTTGTACGCCTCCTTGCCCGCTTTCCATTCCTTCATGAAGTCCTTGTAGTCTTCCTTGCCATCCACGGCCACTTCCGCCCAGAGGAACCCCGGTTCTCCAAAGATGTCGAAGTCGTAGCCCGTCTCCTCCAGAATTGCTACCACCTTGTCTTCCTCTTCTTCGGTGAAAGAGATAATTGCCGCCGGTTCAAGCGGTCTCGCCAGCTTGTCGCCGAAGGAGTTCACCGTCTGGCGTCCCTTGTACTGCACGTTCATGTTCTTGCCTCCTGCCTCACATCTGAATTTCAAACCGGCTGAAATCATCGTTTGCAGTCAGCACGTACTCTTTACGGTTGACAGCCACGGGAACGCGCTCGCCGTCTCTATATGCTGACGTTTCCATGTAGCCAGCCCAGCGGCCTTCGCTCTCTTTGCGGGTCAGGGTCACGCGAGCATGGGGAGAAACGCTCAGCATATTCTCGGCTTCATACACGGTGAACGCCGTCATGTGGCGCCCCTCCGCCTTGAGCTGCTTCGCAAGCTCTCTGGTGTTGTCGCTTGCAGCGGTCAGAGCGTCCAGCAGATCCATGAGAGGATAGGTCTGGTTCAGCTTCATAGTTGCCTCCTGATTTGCCGTCTGGCTTCTTTCAATTATCCATTTGGTTATCTTATGTGTTAATTATACTTTATTACCTACCTATGTCAATAGGTTTTTGCGTATTTTTACGAATATTTTTACCGTATATCATTATATCCGTTTACGCTTTTGAAACAAATTCAGAACCTTTCTGTACGGCCCGTAGACGGCTTCTGGCGGCGTTTTGGCGGAAGGGGTGAAAGTATATAAGAAAAGACGTAGCGCATCGTAGCGGTCTTGTAGGCGAATTTGGCGGTATGCTGGGGCCGTTGCGAAGAGAAACCTCCTGAAAACGCAAAAACACCCCGCACCATGCGTCTTGTAAACGCACGGTGCGGGGTGTTCGTTCTGTTATGCGGCTTTCGTCAGATACACGATCCCGGCAGCTAAATCCACGCGGTCAACGTCATATCCTGCGTTGTAGATGGTATTGGAAAGCGGTCTGTCCTGCGCCGGATACCAATAGGAAGCGTACTTGTACGCCGACTTGCAAAGCGGCTTGCCGGTCAGTTCCTCCACCTTGGAGAACGGCAGCGCAATCGCTTCTTCGCCCTGCGCGGAGAGGTAGTCCCCGATGGGCGCAAAGCTGGAATTGCTGGCAACGTGAAGCGTTTTCGGGGCTTCCGGCGAGGCTTCCGTTTCTTCCTCCGGCAGCGTCACTTTACCGATGAAATTGAAATAAATCTCGATCTGCTGGTCGTACTGATAGCGGTTAATCTTCCTGCGCTCATAGACGATCACCTTGTCGATGAACTCATTGAGCATGGGCGTGGTCAGCTCGGTGAAGTCCGTATAGCGGTCTACCAGCTCCATGAAGCGGTCAACATTGACGCTTTCTTCCTGTTCCGCGTTCATCTGCTCCATCAGCTCGGCGCTGCGCTGCTCAAGCTGTGCCTGTTCCGCTTCATACTGCGCGGAGAGCTTTGCGTGCCGCTTCTCCGGCAAACGTCCGAGGGCGTAGTCCTCATAGAGCTTTTGCAGCAGCGTGTCCAGCTCGTTTGTGCGGCGCATGATGCGGTCAAGCTCCGTTCTGCCGCTTTGCAGGCTGCGCTTTCTCGCGTCGGAGGTGGTCTGCATCACAAGCTGCTCGAAATCCTCCTTGTTGGCTCTGGCGTAGGTCGCTACATTTCGCAGCGCGTCCAGAATCAGGTCACGAACGATCTCCGAGCGGATAAAGTGAATGGTGCAGGAGGTCGTTTTCTTGCGGTAGGAAGCGCAGACGTAGTTGTCCTTCGGGGTCTTGTGATATGCGTCCCCATCGCTGCGCTCGTTATACATCTTCGCGCCGCACTCGCCGCAGTAGAGCAGCCCGGTCAACGGATTCGGTTCTCTATTGCGGTCGCCGCGCCGGATCGTCCTGCGGAGCTTCTGCGCGGTTTCCCATGTAGTCTTGTCAATGATGGCTTCGTGGGTATTCTCAAAGATTTTCCAGTCCTCTTTGGGAGCCTGCTTGCGGTGCTTGTCCCGGTAGCAGGTCTTGAAGGTCTTGAAATTGACGGTATGTCCCATGTACTCCACACGGGCGAGAATGTAGCTCACCGTCGTACCCCACCAGCGGTAGGGATCTTCAAACTTGTTGTTCCTGCGATTGCCCACGCCCTTTGCGGCAAGGTAGGCAGACGGGCAAAGTACCTTTTCCTCGGACAGAATATCCGCGATCTGATACACACCCTTGCCGTCAATGACCATACGGAAGATGCGGCGCACAACGGCGGCAGCTTCCTCGTCGATAATCCAGCGCTGCTTGTTCTCCGGGTCTTTCAGATACCCATAGATGGGATGATTGCCGGTGTGTTCGCCCTTGTTGCCCTTTGCCCGATAGACGGCGCTGACCTTCTTGGAGGTATCACGAGCGTAAAAATCGTTCATGATATTGAGAAACGGCGCGAAATCATTCTCGGACTGATTGGCGCTGTCCACGCCATTGTTGACGGCAATGAAGCGAACTCCGTTCTGCGGGAAGGTGACCTCCGTATAGAAGCCCACACGGAGGTAATCACGACCCACGCGACTGAGGTCTTTTACAAGGACAATGCCCACCTTACCAGCTTCAATGTCGGCAATCAGGCGTTTCCAGTCTGGACGATCAAAATTCGTACCGCTCCAGCCGTCGTCAGAATAAACCGATACATTCGGAAAATTCCGTTCACGGGCATAGCGCGTGAGCATATCCTTCTGATGAATGATGGAATTACTGTCCCCGGCAAGATCATCGTCGCGGCTCAGGCGGCAATAGATGGCGGTGATTTTTTCTTGTGACTGTCTGTTGTTCATAACGATACCTCTTTCAGACAGCCAGCTCATTTGTGGCAATTACAGTATAGCCGATTTCTAAGCCGCAGTAAAGCGGACAATGTAAATATTTCCGGGTTTTCATCGTAATTCCTCGCTTTCTCAACCTTCGCAGCCCATTTTGATCAGCCGCTTGATTTTATCGTTCATATCCTCCTTGCCGTTTTCTTTGAAGTGCAGCGTCACGCGGTAGGTGGTGTTGCCCACCCTGCGGGTCATCCTTCCGGCAGAGGAAGGAGCGGCAGGTGCGGGACGGCGCACGGTTTCTTTTGCGGTCGCGGTGGCGGTATTGTTCATAGGCACTCCTTCTCCTTCATCATCGTTTTTAATCTATCCAGCTTGTTTTGTGCGGCCTGTCTGCGGAAGTTTGTCCCGGTGAACAGGATCGGGGCGCACATTTCCAGCAGTCTGTCATAAATGCGGGCGTGGGGTGTGTTCTGCGGATGCTGCAACTCGTCAAGGCTCAGATTGGTGGTGACGATCAGGGGCTTGCCGCTGCGGTAGCGGCTGTCTATCACGTTGTAGACCTGTTCCAGAGCGTATTCCGTGCCGCGCTCCATGCCAAAATCATCCAGAATCAGCAACGAATAGCGGCACAGACGGGCAATGTACGCATTTCTGCCCTCATAGCTGCCGGACAGGTCATTGAGAACGGCGGCAAAATTCGTCATGCGGACGGGGATTTCTTTCTCCATCAGGGCGTTGGCAATACAGGCGGCGAAAAAGCTCTTGCCCGTCCCGACGCTGCCCCAGAGCAGATAGCCGATATTCTCGGCTTGCATTTTGTCAAAATGATCGGCGTAAAATCTCGCGTGCTTCATCTGCGGATTTGCGCCGTTGTCCCGTGCAAAGCACCAGTCCAGCAGCTTCGGCGTGTCAAAGCAGTCTTTTTTCAGCTCCTTTACGGTGTCCTCGTGCTTGCGCTGCTGGTCAGCCAGCCGCTTTTCATCCATGCGTTTTTGCTGACAGGCGCAGTTCGTGGGATGCCGGTCACGTCCGAACAGGGCGGCATGACCATCTTCAAAATAGGCTTCCTTCGGCGTATGGCACTTGCCGCAGTACAGCAAGCCGTCCTTGCCGGTATAATCACCCTCGTCGGGGCGGACTTCCATCGCTTTGGAAACATTATCGGTAAAATCGTTCATAGGCTTTCTCCCTCCTTGCAGGTGTAGTCGGGGATGCCCTGTTTTGGGACACCCTTTGTTTTATCGTTCTCTGCCCACCGTCTGATGGTGGCAGCGTGATTCTGATAGCTTCTGCCCGTGGATTCCATGTAGGAGGACAGCTCGGAAATGAGCCTGTCCAGCCTGTCGGGATAATCCCGCAGCAGCTCGGCGTGTTCGGTGTCAAGCAGAAAAACATTTTTGTATCGCCCGTATGCGGCGGGTGCTTCACTCTCTCTACTCATGTGGTTCTGATTCAGGTTGTTACTACTCAGGTTGTTAGGGGACAGTTTTCTTTCCATCATAGGGACAATTTTCTTTCCATCAGTCGGACAGTTTTCTGTCCCAATGGAGGATGGATTTCTGTCTGTCGTTTGGAAAGTTTTCTGTCCGTCTGGCGGCAGCTTCACGTAGATGCGGTTCGGCTTGGAAAAACCGCTCCTGCGCCGCTCGATCAGGCCCGCGTCCTCCAGCTCGGAAAGAGCGGTTTTCACGGTCATGGTGCTTCTGTCCAGCGCGGCGGCAATTTTCTCTATGGGGAACATAAGATAAATTCTGCCGCTCTCGTCCAGCCAGCCGTTTGCCTGTGAGAGCGTCGCCCGGTCAAGCAGCAGCGCATACAGCAGCTTCGCCGTCTGGGTCAGGTCTGCTTGCAGCAGGAAACGGGGATATGGCAGATACGGCGGCAGCCGGGTATCCGCTCTCATGTACTCAGTGATGGAATGTCACCTCCTTCGCGGGAAATGGGGTATAACGAATCGTGACAGCCCTCAGTCTGGCGGTTTCCAGCGTTTTGACCAGTAATGCGGGCAAAGAACAACGATTGCCCGGAAACTCTGCTTGCAGCCGTGGATGCACCCACGGCAAAGGGGATTGTAGGAAATGCGGTTTCGGTGGTTGAGGAAGAACGACCATTCCAAACGCCGCTGCTTGCTCATTCTCGGCATTTTCACGCTCCAATCTGTCGCCAAAGTGTTACGCTCCGGCAGACGGTCAAACTGTAAATCTCGGTATCAATTTCGGGATATTTTCGCTCTGTAAGCTCCGTTTGGAGAACGGGCGGTATTGCGGTATGGGTAAGTCCCTTCGGCGCGTTCTGTGCGCTTTCGGGAGGGGGTATTTACTCCATTTCTGGATTTGAAAATAAATTGTATCTTTTTCGTGCGCTGTATTGTATTTCTCGTGCAGATAGCGTATAATGATAGTGCCAGTAGAAAGGGGATGATTTCATGGCTGGAACTACAACAAACATCAGCATCCGAATGGACAGTGACCTGAAAGCACAGGCTGACGCTTTGTTTTCGGAGCTTGGCATGAATCTCACAACGGCTTTCAATATTTTCGTGCGTCAATCGATCCGGGAGGGCGGGATTCCGTTTGAAATCTCCATCAATCAGCCTAACAAGGAGACGATTGCCGCCATGCTGGAAGCGGAAAGGATTGCGAAAGACCCGTCTGTAAAGGGCTATAACGACCTTGACGAGCTTTTTGCCGATCTGAAAAAGTGAGAAAGACAAAGCTGACCGTCAAGCCGACCACGGCGTTCAAGAAGGATTACAAGCTGGCAATCAAGCGCGGACTGCAAATTGAGCTTCTTGAAACCGTGATTGAAACGCTTGCAATGGGAAACGCGCTGCCGCCTGAGAACAGAGATCATGACCTGACCGGTAACTGGCGTGGACACCGGGAGTGCCACATTCAGCCCGACTGGCTTCTGATCTACCGCATCGAGGGTGATGTTCTGGTGCTGACACTTTCCAGAACCGGAACGCACAGCGATCTGTTTGGAAAATGAGCATTGTGCCGCATGGGGAAACCTGTGCGGCATTTTGCCTTTTACCGCTCCTGTTCATGGCTGCGCCCTCGCTTCGGCTGCGGCATCGACATCTGATAATTGCGCTGCATGGTCATCAGCTCATGCAGCCGGTCGCTTTTCTCGCGGTAATCGTTGTAGCACTCGTTTTTCTGGGACACGAGGGACTGAATCTCCGCAACGATCTCCCTGCGCTTCGGAAGCTGCTTGGGTGCGCCAAGCTTGTCAAGCTGGCGCTTGGCAGCGTCGTTGATGATAAAATCCGCTTCATGTGCAGCGTAGAACTTCTGCTTGTCCTTCTCCTTGCGGATCGCACGATACTCCTTGATAACGGGATAGGTTTTGCGGTAATTGTCCATCGCTTCCAGCATCGCCTTTTTGTCTGTCACCTTAGAAGCGGCAGCGTCGTAACGGCTGCGTGCTTCCCGTGCTTCTGCACCGGCGGCATCCACGGCGGCGCTCAGCTTATCCGGGGATAGAAGGTCATGCTCCTGCAAGTACATAAAGGTTTTCGACCATGCCTTGAGGTTGTGCATTGACGCCCAGCGGTCATAGCCGATGCCTTTGCCCTCGGCGCGTTTTGCTTCACGGTCAACCATGCGCCCAATGGAGGGGGCTTGCGGTGCGCTCTGCTTCGGGGCAGTCCTGCCGGAAGCACCCTCGTTTGAAGATAGGGTGCGGTCAAGCGGAATAGCATCATTTGAAGTGAGGGTATGCTCAAAACGTAGGGCGTTTTGCTCCAAAGCGGCAAGCACAGCGGCTTTGTCAAAGCTGTCGCCCAGCTTCCGCGCCGTGATGGGCTTTGTGCGGTCGGGGGTAAGATAGGAAAAACGTCCTCGGCTCTCCTTGACGGTCACGCCGTATTGCAGGAGCTTCCGCGCAAAATCCTCGACGGTGAACGATTCGTTCAGCGTTTTTCGGATGATCTGACGCAGCTTTTCCTTGTCGGTTTCAAAGCGTGTCGGC